ACGGGGAGAAGACTGTTCCGAAGGAATAACCGATGAAGGTCGAACGGAAATATGTCAGCGCCTACCTGTTTTCTCGTGCCCGGGAGACGAACCGGGAACTGAGGAGGCGTCTGCGGAGGGGAGAACGGATCGCGGGCGAGTTGCTGGACGCGCTCGACCGGGTGATCGAGGACCCGGGTAACGAGACGTGGAAGAAGATGATGGCGGTGCGCAAGAAGGCACATGCCGAGATGACGGGGAGAACGAAGAAGCAACAGACACGGAAACGATGATCGCGTTCAACAGGCAATGGATACTGGCCCTGCCGCCGCGCACGGGATCGACCGCCCTTGTGACCGACTTGCGGGAGGAGGGCGGACCGCATGCCGTGGACGGGTTCCACCATACGCCGCTGTCCCGCTACCTTTCCTCGTTCAATGCGTGGCCGGAGGGGTTCACGGGGGTGGTGCTTTACCGGGACCCTGCGGAGAGGCTGGCGTCCGCGTGGTTCCACTCCGTGACCCAGCACGAGAATGTCCAGCAGGGGATGGGGGTGTTCCGGGTGGACCGGCAGGACTGGAAGATATTCCGGGACTGGGCCAGACAGACGCTCGTGAACACGTTGGTCCAGAGGGACCGCTACAAGTGGCCGCAGGACATGATCGCCACGGGAAAGGGGCCGCATTACCGGAGGCACGTGTTGACGTGGTCGCTGCCGTGCGCGTGGTGGGCCGGAGGGCTCAGGCACGTGCCGGGTATCATGACATCGCTGGACGGGTTGAAATTGTTCCACCCCGACATGGTGCAGCGCACGGGGCTGGGAGCCAGAGGCGGCACGAGCAACCGCACCAAGAACCACGCGCCGCCCTTGTTCGATGCCGTGACGCTGCTGCGCGACGAATTCGGTAAACGGCTGGAGCGTATTTATGCGGATGACTTCAAGGTTCTTGCAAACTGTGCAAAGCAGGGCTAGACCGGGGAGGTATGAACGAGCAACCGACGGGTGACGGGGTAAACCATGCGAGATTCCTGATCGATGGACCGGAAGGGGAGAGGGTAGCGGTATCGCGCGCGGAACAGGTGTCTTGGTTGAAGGAGCGTCATCCGCTGGCCCGGTTCGGGCACATGCGGACGTGGGACATCGGGGCGTGCGTGGGGCAGTTCGGAAAGGCGCTGCTCGACGCGGAGTTGATCTTCCGGGAGGACTACTTGGGGTGGGAACCGTTCCGCGACCAATACGAGCCGCACGTGACCGGTGCCGATGTAATGTTCCCGCACGTCGTGGTGCAACCGGCGGAGGCGATGGGAGAGTTCGTGTTCCGGAAGCCGGAGCCGAAGTTCGATCTGATCGCGTTCAACCACGTGCTGGAGCATCTGGACGATCCGCTTGAAGCGTTGGACCTTGCGGAGGTCGCCTTGCGCAACCGCGACGCGAGGATAATGGTGGCGGTGCCGCATTCGGACGACCAATGGGCGTGGGCGGAGGAGGGGCACCTGTGGATGTTCAACGACGTGACGCTGGCGCGGGTGGCGGACAGGGCAGGACTGTCGGTGAAGGACTCGCGCGTGGTGTCGTTCGCGCCGGGACGGAAGGAACTCTGGATGATGCTGGGGAGATGAGCAACGGGCACAAGGACATACCCGTGACGGGAGACGGTGGCGGGCAGGGGGGTAGGATAGTCTACCGTTCGTGGCCGCTGTCGATTCCGGTGGGGAGCATGCTGTCGTGCCGGAAGGAATCGCCCGTCCTTGCCGCGGCCATAGTCGTGATCGAGAAGACGATGGCGAAGAAAGGCATCGAGACTTTCAAGCGATACGGGAACCTGATCGTGACGGAACGGGAATGGGTGGGGGCGTTCCACGAGGGGGACGTGCCGGGGGAGCCTTGACGGGAGGGGGACATCGGTGGCATGTTCCCTCCCGAGATGCAAAATCTGGTCATAAAACGCGGGGCGATCATCGATTTGACGATCAAGGGTAAGAACGCGGAGGGGGAGGACTTCCCGTTTCCCGCGGAATGGCCCGTGGCCGGGGAGGTCCGGGATTATGCCGAAGCCACACCCGTGCGGCTCGATCTGGAGCCGGTGATCGAGGACGGGGTGATCCGGGTGAAGATATCCTCGCAGCCGCTTCCGCCGCAGGAATACGAGCTGGGGATCGTGGTGACGGACACCACCACCGATCCGTCCCTGCCCGCACCGTATTGGACGGAGACCGTGAAGCTGACCGTGCAGCCCGCCCTTCCGGGGGTGGCCTGAGTGTGTGCCGGAACCTCATACCGAATAGACAAGATGCCTGAATTAACCACGCTGATTATCCAAGTGGGGAGTCCGTCGCCCCTGTCCACGCTGTTGATCAACTTCGGCCCGGCGGGAAGGGACGGGGGCTCCGAGGACGACGCGGTGGACGTGGCTTTCGCGATCCACAACGCCCCGCCCTTGTCCACGCCCGCCGATAATGACGAATTAGGGAGGGTGGATAGCACGGATGGCTACACGCTCAAGCGGTGGACTTGGGGTGCGATGAAGACCGCGATGACCGCCCATAGCGAAACCTTGTTCGCGCCGCTCGCGCATGTGAATGACGTGGGCAATCCGCACGAGGTGACCAAGGCGCAGGTGGGACTGTCGGAAGTGGACAATACCAGCGATGCCGATAAGCCGGTATCGACCGCGACGCTGGCCGCACTCGCGGGGAAGGCCAGCAGCGTGCACGTGCATGACATGTCGGACGTGACGGGGCTGGCGGCTGCGCTGGCGCTGGCCGCACCGTTCTATTCGTGCGAGAGTTTCGGGGCATTGCCTACGGCCAACGCGTCGCAGAACGTGGCGGCGGTCCAAGCCGCCCTTGACGCCGCCCATGCCGCGGGAGGGGGGACGGTGAAACTGGACCAACCCGGAACCTACGAGGTTGACTCGACCTTGCGGATCTACTCCTACACGGATTTCCTGCTTGGCCCGGGGGTGGTATTCAAGAAGGTCGCGGAATACGGGGAGTTCCTCGCCAATGACGGGGCATGGACGCTGATCAACGACGACCGCATCCGCGTGGTGGGGCTGGTATTGGACGCGAACAACACCTCGGACATCGAGGCGATCCAGCCGGGGCTGAGGGGTCACGTGTCGTGGTATAATATTACCAACGTCCGCATGGAGCGGTGCAGGATCTATAACGGTGGCACGGCCCAATTCTCGGTCCATTGCTGTGCGTTCTACAATGCATTTTTCGATGACATGGATTTCCCCGACGGGAAGGCAGGTATCCAGACAGGATCGGGGCAGAACCTCTACGTGCGGAATATCCGCGGGGATACGTTCGATGACCTTCTCGCCTTGAACGCGCACGACTGGCCGGTGTCGTCGCCCAAGACCGGGGACCTGTCCAACGTGGTGATCGAGAACATGATCACCCGGTCGCAGCACCGGATCATGGCGGGTTCGTGGACGACGTGGGCCGCTACCACCTACAGCGCGGGAGACCGCGTGGTCAGCTCCGGGAACGTCTATATCGCCTGCTTGCCCGTGAACACGTCGGCGGCTTCCACAGTGGCTCCGACCCATACCGCGGGGATCGTGACCGGAGCGGACGGCATCCCGTGGCGCTGGGAATATGCGGGCACGAACACGGAGACCAACGTGCACAATATCACCTACCGGGATTGTAGGTTCTATTCGCAGGGTGTGCTGATGGATTCCAACAACGACATGGGCGGCTACTACCGGATGGTGGTGCCGGGGACCGAGGGCAATTCGTGCGTCGATGGCGTCACCTTTGAAAACTGCATCTTCGATCCCGACACCCCGGGGGCCGTGCTGTTGTCGGGACAGTCGCGCTACACGCGGGCCGTGTTCCGCAATTGCACGTTCAAGGGCGCGAATATCGGGGCGATCATCTCGCATACCCCCTACACGGTCCCGACCAGCTATGTCTCCGCCCATACCGCGGTGGTGGATTTCACGGACTGCCTTTTCCACAACACGGCATGGATCGCGGGGATCATCAGTAATTTGAAAGGGAACTTCACGACGATCCTGACCGGCCAAGGGAACCGGATGTCCGCCCTTGCGTTTATCAGCGGGTCGATCAACCGGGTGGATGGATTCGATCTGCCGGTGCGCGTGGACCATATCACCGCGCCGGTTTCGGGTGACCGGGCAAGGCTCAGGCTCACGTCGGGGGCCATCCTGCCGGGACTGGCCACGTATCGCAGGGGACGCTGGGTGCCGGTGGACGCGGACCAGCTCGGACCCGCGAACCGGCGGTTGATGATGTGCAACGCCACCACGTTCACGAGCGGTTCCGCGGCTGCCGCGGGCACGATCTACCCGGGCGGGGCGTTGCACCTTACCGCTGGCTCCGCCGCCATCGGGTGGGCGATGGGGCGACTGCAACAGGTGGGGACCTACCAGAGTGAGGACGGGACCAACTTCAACGCGCCGTTCGTGCTGCCGCTCACCATTACCGGGCAGGCGATTGACGGGGGCGTGATCCGCGTGCTCCACGGCGCTCCCTTGGCACTCAATACCGGGTTCACGGCGAACGCGGCGGGTCCGGCCTACACTTCGAGGGGTATCGGTATCGAGATCGGCCGCGAGGGCGGCACCGGGAATCAAAAGGCGAGGATCATCGCGCACGACGGCACGAGCTACCGGCAATCGGCGTGGCTGGACCTAGGGGTCGCCCCGGGGCGCAACAACGTGTTCTCGTTCGAGTTGCTGAACCGCGGGAACGGCACGGTGGAACTCTACTGGGGTCGGCCCACGTCGGGGAACCTGTCCGGTTCGATCATCGGTGAAACGGCGGGGGTGTCCATCTCCAACGGTCCGACCGGGGTGGGAGCCAACGCGGCGACTTGGGCCGTTGCCACGGCGGACAACTCCACCGTCCCGGTCAATGCGAATTCGATCCGTGCGGTGATCTACCCGACATCGCTCGAATATCTGGCGTTCTAGCGGATGAAAGGGAAGGGTGTGGCGGTTTTGATCGGGGAGCTTGACTTTACACGGGGATTAGCCGTTCAATGTTCCACGCAACCGCCATGCCCGCCCAAACATTCAATCCCGTGACAGGGAAGTCGTGCGTCAAGCGATACGCCGACATTCCGTTCGCCCACAGGCAGCCGTTCCACGAGGGGCACTGCCATTTCATCCACGGCCATTCGTGGAGCTTCGAGTTCGAGTTCTCGGCGGACGCGCTGGATCACCGGGGCTTCGTGCAGGACTTCGGTGATTTGAAGTGGCTGGGGCAGCTCATCACGGAGAACTTTGATCACGCGCTGGTGTTGCAAGAGGACGATCCGGAGCTGGCGTTCCTGATCCAAGCCCTGCGGGTGAAGGCGGAAGACCCGCAACACGCGCTGGCCAAATTGACCGTCCTTCCGTCATCGTCGAGTGAGGGGATCGCGGACTGGCTGTTCCAATGGGTGGGGCCTATGGTCTCGGACCGCTCCGGGGGGAGGGTGAAGTTGGACCGGGTGACGGTGTTCGAGGACTCGCGCAATTCCGCGACCGCGTGGGCACCGCCGGAGTTCACGGGCCTGATGGCGGGGTAGTTCCGCCCGTCCTTCCAAAAACGATTATGCAAACCGTGCAAATAGAGGAGCGCCGGTTGCTGCCGGTGCAGGAACGTTTCCATGCCTTCCAAGGGGAGGGCGTCCATATGGGGCGTAGTGCGTTTTTCATCCGCACCTACGGGTGTCCGGTGCAATGCCCGTGGTGCGATTCCGCGGGGACGTGGCACCATGCCTACCGGCCCGAGGTGGACAAGCTGCGCATGTCGGTCGAGATGCTGGTGGAGGAGGCGCTGTTCTGCAACGCGGAGTTCGTGGTCGTGACGGGCGGGGAACCGCTGATCCATGACCTTGCGCCGCTCGTGAATGCGTTGCACGGGGAGGGGATTCAGGTGCATCTGGAGACCTGCGGTGCGTTCCCGATCAAAGGGGGTGCGATCTTCGACTGGATCACGCTGTCGCCGAAGGACAACCGCCCGCCCTTGAAGCACATGCTGCATCTTGCGGACGAGTTCAAGATCATCGTGGAGAAGCCGGAGGACATTGAACGGTGGTTCGACGTGATCCTTTACGAGACGAACGAATTGAGGGCGGAGACCGTGCAGGTATGGTTGCACCCGGAGTGGTCGCAACGGGAGAACCCCGCGGTGCTGGGGGCCATCTGCGAGGCGGTAAAGGGGCGGTCGCAGAAGCCGCGCTTCCGTGCCGGGTGGCAGATGCACAAACCCTACATGGTGGACGCGGGGGATGCACGGACCGCGCCGCGCGTGCCGCTGGGGGGAGACCCGGCGAGGGGGTATTGAAATGCACGCTTTGCAAAAACCGATTCAACCGAGACATATGAAACCGAGGATGTCCCCGGAGGGGGAGAACGAGCAGGTGAGGGCCGCGGAAGCAGGGGTGCGATGCCTCTTGCATCTGATCGGGGAGAACACGGAGAGGGAGGGGTTGAAGGACACGCCCGCCCGCTTCGTGAAGGCGTTCCGGGAGATGACGGCGGGGTTGCATGTCGATCCGAAGCGGCATCTGGAGAAACGGTTCGCGCTGGACGATGCGGAGGAGAGCATCCGGTATGACGGGGTGGTGCTGTCGGGGTGGCTGCCCTTCGTGTCGCTGTGCGAGCATCACCTGCTGCCGTTCACGGGGGAGGCGCATATCGCCTATCTGCCCGCGGGGAAGGAGAGGACCGTGGTGGGGTTGTCGAAACTGGCCCGCTTGCTGGAGGACTATGCCCGCAGGCCGCAGATACAGGAACGCTTGACGCAGCAGGTGGCCGATGCGATCGAGACGGTGCTGCGACCGGAGGGGGTCGGGGTGGTGCTGAGGGGGAAACATTCCTGCCAGTGGTGCCGCGGGGTGAAGAAACCGGGGAGCATGCTCACGTCGTCCTTGCACGGGAGTTTCAAGACGCCCGCGGGGAGGATGGAGCTGTTCGAGCTAATCAAATTGGCGAAAGGGGGAGAGTAAGACCATGACGAATGATCCCGATGACGAGCTGGAGCTGAACGCGGCGGGAGAGGGTGTGATGACCGATTACACCGATGACGACGACGATGACGAGGATGAGGACGAGGGGGGCAACGAGGAGGTGCCGGAACCTCAGAACATCCCCGTGCGCTCGCGCCGCAGGATGGTGGTGCTGGACCCGGTGGTGGCCCAGCAGAAGGTGCTGAACCTGCGCAAGCAGCGCAGGCAGGACAACAAGGAGCGGTTCCTGAAGCTGCTGGAGGAGAAACACCTCGGGGTGATATGCTATGCCGCGAAGGAAGCCGGGATTTCGGTCGGAACGATCAACCGGTGGATGCGCACGGATCAGAACTTTCACGATCGCGTGCGGATGGTGGAGCACCGGCAGGTGGGCTTCGTGGAGCGGCACCTGTTCCGCGCGGTGGCGAACGGGAACGTGCGCGCGATGACGTTTTTCCTGAGCACGAAGGGGGCGAAGCACGGATACGTGCAGGGCTTCGAGTTGCGGACGCCGGAACCGTTGCAGGTGGGGGTGGAGGTATCGACACCCGATGTGCGGAAGGAGATGAACGACGAGGTGCTGTCGAAGACGCTGGCCAAGTTGATCGGGATGAGTCCCGAGATGGCCGCGGCCCTGCAATCGACGCTGGTGGACAAGATCTCGGACCTTTCGCCGGAGGACTAGGACGGCCATGAATCCGATGCTTACGGACAAGCAATACGCGGAGGTCTATAACCGGATGGTGCTGGCCGCGCGGCAATGTTTCATCACGTTCCTGTATCTCATGTTCCCGCAGGGGATGCCGGAGACGACATACAAGCTCGCGCCCTTGCACCTGTTCCTCGCGCAGAAGGTGATGCAGGCGTTCAGGCGTGAGGGGGCGAAGAACCGCGCGGTGTCGGTGCCGCCCCAGCACGGGAAAAGCCGGATGCTGGTGGTGAGGACCGTGGCGTGGTTGATCGGGGCAAGGCCGGGAATCTCGATCGCCATTACCGGGTTCTCGCACTCGCTGCTGGTGGATTTCCTCAAGGAGGTGGAGGACCTGATGCAGACGCCCGCCTACCAGAGGATATTCCCGGGGGTGGTGCCGCGCTATGGACGGAACCGCGACGCGTCGAAATATTTCACGAACGGGGCATCGGTGGTGGCGAAGGCCGCGGGGTCTAAGCTGACGGGACGCCGGGTGGACTGGCTGATCATCGACGACGCGCACGCGGGACGGGCGGAGGCGGAGTCGGAGGTGCTGCGGAGCAAGGTGATCCAGTGGTTTTTCGCCGACTGCAAAACCCGCCTTTCGCAGGGGGCGCAGGTGTTCATCATCGGAACGAGATGGCATCCGGCGGACCTGATCGGGTTCCTGACTTCGGACGAATACACGAAGCAGTTGAAGGACGCGGGACACGAGGAGGAGTTGTTCGAGGTGACGAACCTGCGCGCGATTTCGGAGGAGGGGGAGGAGGACCCGCTGGGGCGCGCGCCCGGGGAAGCGTTGTTCCCGGAGGAGCGACCGTTGCGGATGATGCAGGCACTCAAGGCCGCTCTTCCCGGATACGAGTGGGATTCGCAATACCGGGGGTCGCCGCGCTCGACGATGGGCGGGCAGGTGGACATATCCAAGCTGCGCTATCTGGACGCGGGGGCGGTGCCGTGGGACTACCTCGACGTGGCGCGGGGATGGGACTTGGCCATCTCGGAAAAGCAGGGGGCGGACTATACGGCGGGGGCGCTGGTGGGGAGGCACCGGCATACGGGGGACTACTATATCATCGACATGTTCCGGCGGAGGATGGCGTGGTCGAAACTGCGGGCGAACATGGTCAACGTGTCGCTGGAGGACCGCAGGGTGCGGAACGTGATGCGGGTGGGAATCGAAGGGGTGGCGGGATTCGACGTGGTATTTTCCGAGGTCCGGGACCTGCTGCTGGGAGAGGTGCAGGTGCTCAAGAAGAATCCGCCGAAGGGCGGGAAGTTGATCCGCGCGCAACCGTGGCTGAACCGGATCGAGGGTGGCAAGGTGTGGGTGGTGAACGGGCCGTGGAAAAAGGACTTTCTGGAGGAGCTGTTGCAGTTCCCGGAAGGCTCGCACGATGACCAGGTAGACGCGGTGTCGATCGGGTTCGAGATGCTGGAGCATCGCGAGAAACTGCTGATCGCATAATCCCCTTGCTTGTTCGTTTCACCCCATGTTACGACCGGCTTGTCATGACTGAACGAACAACCGACAATACCGCCGTATTCCAAGCACTGGGTATCCGCGAGATCATCCCGATGGCCGACCACGTGATGGTCGCCCTTCACGGGCGCAAGGCCGAGAGTGAGGGGGGGATCGCGATTCCGGAGATTTCCCGCAGGGCGGAAGAATGGGGGGTGGTGATTGCCGCCGGGGACAAGGTGGAATTCCTGAGCCCCGGGCACGAGGTGTATGTCTCGCGCTTGCAGGGGACGCACTATATCGAGAACGGGGTGGAGATCATCCTGATCCGTGAACCCGAGGTGAAGTGCACGCGCTTGCCGGAACAAGCCGTGTGAGGCCCTCCCTCTCTCCTTGCAAACCCTCGCCATCCACGATCATGCCACAACAGCCACAACAATTCATCGCTCCGCCGCCGGAGAAAAACGGGGTAATCCAAGTCGGGCTTCCGCTGGTGTTCGGTATTCCGGGCCATATCGCGCCGCTGACCGGGTTGCCGCTCTTGCTGCGGGGAATGAATCTGTTGTTCTGGCAGGAGGACTTCGCCGTGCTGGAACTGGAATGGTTCGAAACCGACGAGCACGGGGGTCCGGTGCGGATCGGTGACAAGGGGGAGGAATTGTCGATCCGCAGGGGGAGATTCGCGATCGTGGAGGAGGCCGACGGATCGTGGACGAAGGGTTTCGAGTTGGAAGACTCGCAGCCCGCGGCCCCGGATGCCGGGGTGGCTTTGCAAACCGTGCAAAACAACGAATCGACCGAAGATGAACAACACGACCAATGACGAGGGGGAGGCCGAGCAAATCGACTTGGTGCCTGCGGAAGAGAAACCGGCCTCGCCTAAAGCGGTGACACCGCTGTGGAAGTGGGGGGCCATCGGATTGCTCACGTTGCTGGGCGGGGACAAGGGATTGGACCTGCACCGGTTCCTGAGCCATAACGAGACCAACCGGGATTGGCGGGAACCCTCGGGACTGGAAATCCATCTGGACTACCGGACGGGGGTTTACTACCTGTCGGGTCCCGACGGGGGACTGACGCCGCGCCTTGGCACCGACGGGAAGCCGATGGTCAAGGAGGCGCACGCGATCGTTGAAAAGGTGCTAAAGAACGCCGCCGCCGGGTCCGAATTCTAATGCCTGTTAATACCGTGGAGGAAAACCGTCTGGTGTCTTTTGACAAACTCATGCTCCGTTTCCGCGAAGGGGGGAGTCTGGTGCTTTTGGCGGAGCTGCCGCCGGAGGACCAAGAATTGGCGCTCGGTGCGGGGTGCGTCGCCCGCTTCCAAGGGGTGAGCTTCGTGTGGTTGCCGCCCTTGTCGGAAATCGACGCCGGGGAGGAGTTGCCGGAAGGAGGCGGAGGGCTTGATCCGGCGCTGTTCTTGCCGTTGCTGGAGATCTTGGACATGTCGATTGCCGAGGTGATCGCCGAGTCTCCGTCGGAGACACCGCGATGGTGGCAGTTCAGGCGGAAACGCGCCCTGAGCGATCTGCGCAAGGGAATGGAAATCGCGAGGATGCTGGTGAAGGGGATTGCGGAGCGGAGCAAGGGGCTGGAGGGGGAATAGAAGAAAACATTGCATGCACAGGACCACGCCGGAGAGGATACTTGAAGCCTTGGGTGCACGGGGGGAGGCAACGTGCGCGGAATTGATCGAAGCCATGCCGGATTTGAAACCGGGAAACATCCGGCGCGCCGTGTCGGTCATGTTCCTGAACCGGCGCATCGGAAGGATGCCGCACAAGGTTTGGACCCCGGAGGGAAGGCAAGCGACGCAATGGACGCGCCCGGAACATCCGAGGTGCACGCTGTGCAGGGGGAAACGGAAGACGGGAAAGGGAGAGCGACATGACCCGGCCAGACCGCCGAAGGGGCTGTGGACGAAGCCGGGACCGGGGAGGGAGGCCAGCCTGTGTCGTGCGCTGGAGGAGGAGCCCGCGGGCTTGACCCGGCAGGAACTGTCCGTCCGGACGGGATATTCGCCGATGCTGGTGTCGTGCGCGCTGGTGGCGCTGACATCGAAGGGGCTGGTGAAGAGGGGGACGGTGGACGTGATCACGGGCGGGCGCAAGGCAGCCCGGTGGTCGATTACCGCGAAGGGCCGGGAGGAGATGACGTGAAGGGGACACGGCTGGTGGTGGCTAGCTGCGGGGAGGACGTGGCGTGGACGGAGGGGATGCCGGTGGACTCGGTGACGATCTATAACGCCGACCAGAAAAGGGAACTGCCCGGAAGTATCAGGGTGCCGAACGTGGCCCGCGAGGCGGGGATGTATGCCCGGCACATCCTGCGGAACTGGGACGATCTGGCGGAGGTGGAGGCGTTCGTGCAGGGGGACCCGTTCGACCATGTGAGTCCGACCGCCCTTGTTTCGCGCTTGCAGGCACCGATGAGGGCGGGGTTGACACCGCTGGGATACGTGCATCCGTTCCCGCACGGGTCGGGGCATCCGCATATCGGATGGGCGAAGGGGTTGGCCTCGCGCACCCGCCTGCCCTTGCCGCCGCATTTCAACTGGGTGAGGGGGGCTCAGTTCAAGGTGACGAGGGAGGCCATAACGCGGAGGGGCAAGGGGTGGTGGCAGGGATGGTATTACGCCGTGATCGACGGGCACGAGTGGACGCCGTGGGGAGCGGAGAGGTTGTGGTGGTTGGTATTCGATCCTTGACCGTCAAGCCCCCGGAAGGGTATTGGCGGGCATGCAAGTGAACCGCGATAAAGGGGTGATCGTGTTGAACAATCCCCGGACGGGGGGGCCTTCGGTTGCTCGCCTGATGGGGTGCGCCCCGATCGATCCGGGGGCGGTGCATCTCACGTCGAAGGAGGCCCGGGCCTCGGTGTCCGCGGAGGAGTGGCGGGAGTGGACGAAGATCGTCACCGTGCGTGATCCGGTGGAGCGGTTCAGGTCAACGTGCGCGGCCCTCGGGGTGGAGCCGGGGCAGGCGCTGGAAACTCTGGAAGCAACCCCGGTGGATGAATGGGACCGGGTGTGGGGGCATCAAGTGCGCTGGCTCGCGGGCAAGCTGGACGTGGTGCTGCTGACCCGGCATATCGCGAACTTCGCGAACCACGGGCAGTTCGGACGGGGCACGGTGCGCAGTAACGAGACCGGGGCTGGGAGAGCGGGAGGAACGACCCCGGGACTGGAGGAGAGGGTAAGGGCGCTGTATGCGGTGGACTATGCCAAGTTCGAGAAGCTCCGGCTGTGGCACCCCGACCCGGAGGTGGTCATGTTCGTGGGCGGGGAATGCGTGGCGTGCCGCGCGCAACGGAAGCGCTAAAAGGGGCGGAGGTAACAGCCCGCCCTTGCCCGCGCTGGACACGATCCGCGGGGTGTGGCACAAAGGATTCGCAGCACACGTTCACGACATACCCACGCAATGGCAATCTTCCCGTTCAAATCATTCCGCAAGCAGGCGTTGACCCTTGCCGACTTAAGCGATGCGGACAAGCGGGAGCTGTTCGGGCAGGCCGAACGCTCGCTGGCCGAACGCATGCCGGGGATCAAGGAGAGGCCCTTCATCGAAGCTCGTAACGGGGTGCCGATTTCCCGTCTCAAGGACTTCAACTCGTATCTTGAGGTCGGCTCGAAAAAGGTATGGGCTTCGTTCCGCGCCTGCCACCTGACCGCCAATATCCTAGTATCCGCGGAGATGCAGGTGCTGAAGGTGAACAAGGACGGGGAGGCCGACGGTGATCCGCTGCCTACGAACGAATACCCGGGGTCGCTGCTGGTGTCGCCCAATCCTTACGATTCGTGGGAGGAGATGGTCTACATGTGGACCTTCCACATGAAGCTGACCGGGAAGGCGTATTGGATGAAGGACGAATCGAACGCGCTGGGGCAGCCGAAGCACCTGTTCCCGTTGCTGCCGCAGTTCGTGGAGCTGGTGCCGGACCGGAAAACCAAGGTCAGGCATTACCAATACAAGGTCTCGGGGGAGACCCTGACCTTGAAGCCGGAGGAGGTGATCGAGTTCCGCAGGCCGCACCCTTCGTCGCTGATCCAAGGGCTCGGGGACGTGGAAGCGGGGACGGACCTGTTCCAGCTCTACATGACCCGCAACACGCTGGAGGAGAGGTTCCTTGAAAACGGCGCGCAACCGTCGGGCATCCTGACCAAGAAGGATGTGGTCGAGGACGAGGACATGTGGACCATGCTCAAGAAGAAGTTCGACTCGGCGTATGCGGGGAAGAAGAACGCTGGCAAGACGGCGTTCCTGAACGGCGACTGGACCTATACCAAGATGGGCCTGTCGATGCAGGAAATGCAGGCTATCGAGCGGGAACGGTGGACGATCGAGCAGATTTTCCTGTGCCACGGCGTGCCCTTGTCGGTGGCCGGGCTGGAGTCGTCGGCCAACTATGCGACCGCCAAGCAGGACGAGATCAACTTCCGCAAATACGAATGCGTGCCGCTCTTGAACCTGCTGGTCGGGAAGCTGAACGGGGGACGGACTCCGGACGGCAGCCCTCCGGTGAATCCGGGCTTGGCGTCCGTGTTCGGGGAAGACATCCGGTTCGATTACCGCTTGTCGGGACTGGTGGACGTGGAACAGGTGATGAAGGACTGGGCACCGCTGGTGCGCTTGGGCGGATTGACTCCGAACGAACTCCGCCGTCATGCGGGGATGGAGCCCGTGCAACAGCCGTTCCTCGACCAGTATTTCATCGAACAGGGGCTGGTGCCGATCGAGATGGCTGGTGCCTCGCAACCCGCGCCGGAGGAGGAGGCGAAGGGGATCGTGACGGGGACCGACCTCGGTGCCCGCGCCAAGATGCTCCGCAACCGCGCCAAGGGGTGCTGCCGGTGATCCGTTTTGCACGCTTTGCAAAAACCTACCCTTACCCTGAGACGAAACGCCATGATGGGTTCATTTTTCGATTGGTTGGCAGGATGGAACACCCGCCTTGAATCCATCGCGGGGGTGGGGGGTGCGCTGGGGGTGATCGCGCTGTGCTTTGCCAAGGTGCGGAGGGGGGTGATGGCGTTCTTCCGTTCGATCAAAACCAAGTGGGTCGCGCCGGACAAGGTGTTGCAGGAGATACGGCTCATGTCGGAGTATCAACGGGAGGCACGGAATGCAACCGTGTCCATATCCGATCGTTTGGCCTCGGTGGAACAGGAACTCCGCCCGTCGGGGAAACGTAGCATGTCGCAGAACATTGCCGTGCTGATGGGGCAGCACAGGCATTCGTTCACGACACAGAACCGTCCGGCGTTCCAGTGCGACGTGAGCGGGAACAACCTGATGGTGAGCGAAGCCTATTGCGTGCTGGTGGAAGCGACTTCGGAGGAGGACCTCGTGTCGCTGGGGTGGATGCAGTTCGTGTTCACCGAGGACGGGCCGGGGTTGCTGCAATCGTTCGTGGTGGCCGCGGCCAGCCGCTCGCCTTGGCGCGGGGTCGCGAGGCTGGTATCCAAGACGGGGACCAATCTCGGGAAGTGGGAGCTGCGGGCGGTGCCGATAGGCAAGAGGGACGACGGGGAGGCTCTGTATTCGGGGCACCTGTCGCCGCTGGATGAGATTGCCAAGACGGTCGCGGGAGAGTATCGGTGGGCATGCTGATCCGTCGCAAGCGCCGCGTGGCGCACCGCTCTCCGGGACAACTCTTCGAGGCAATGCGGAAATCGCACGTGCCGGAGGGGGGGTGGACGATGCAGGAGTTCCGCTCGCGCAACGGGCTGTCGCTGGTGCGGGACATGGAACGGGTGCAGAAGGTGGCGCGTGCGAAGGGTGCGCGCATGACCGCCTCGAAGCTGCACGAGCTGATGCGCGGGCAGGTGTTGGGGGTGGTGAAGGAGTTCGAGCGGCTGCTGGCACGATCCTACGGGGGGGACGTGATTTACCGGAGGGGTATGTCGGTGCCGCACATGAAGGTGGTGGTGACGGTGGAACAACACGAGGGTCTATGGGCTCAGGCCATTGAAGCGGTGATGGCGGAACAGGACCGTGCCGTGACCGCCCTTATGCGCCCGGCGATGCAGTCGGTGGCGGACGACGTGCTGGAGAAAACCGGGTTGCTGCTGACCGCGGAAAGGCCGAAGCCCGGGGCTCGGCGCGTGATGACCCACCGCGTGGACGACATGGCCCGGCAGGTGACGGGGATCAACGATACCACCCGCACGCGCCTTGCGCGCACGATCGCCCGGGGAATCGACGACGGGAAACACCCGTTCGAGGTGATGGCGCTGGTGCGGGACCGCGTGCCGGAGATCGCGACCAACCGGGTGCCCACGATCGTGCGGACCGAGATGGGGCGAGTGACCGATGCCGCGACGATCAGGGCGATGAAGGACAGCGAGGTGGTGACGCACGTTTCGGTGATGGGGTGCGAGGCGGTGGAGCCGGGAATCCCGACGTTCCGGGGGGTGCCGACGTGCAATATCAAAAATGTCCCGATCGAGTTTTCGGGGGACCTGCAATTCCACATAAACCATACGGGGAGTATCGTGGCGTCGGGGTTCAAGGAGCAGACGGGACAGACGCCCCAGTTGCCGCTCAGGCCGGGGGGAGGGGTGGGGACATGGGAGGAAAACGGCTCGCCGGTTCCGGCGGTGATCGAGCAACCGGTGCCGGGTGCCCCGCCCGCGCCCCCGCGACCGCCCGCCCTTGACGATGACATCGCCATTCCCGTGCGCCGCCCGAGGGGGCACCTCGGTAGAAGAACCGCGCCGCTCACGGAGGAGGACGTGGACGTGGTGCTCGGGGCGATGACAGCCCAAGGAGGGAGGGTCGGGACGACGGGTATTCCCGCGCAAGTGAGGCGTCAGCAGGTGCGTGACCTGACGGAAGCATTCGGGGTAACACCCGACGTGGTGATGGAGCGGGTGACGAGGACCGCCCGGACGATCGCGGAAGGACTGGGAGCGAACGTCACCAGTTCGATCGTGCGCGTGACGCCTACGAGTTCGGCGTGGAACGTGAACGTGTATATGCGCGATCCCGAAACCGGGAACACGTTGATGGAGATGACGCGCAAGGTGGACCCGGTGCTAAAGACCGCGGAGCATTCGTTTTTTCAGCTTAGGCGGCAGATGCAGGGGGGCGGTGCCGCGAAAGGCATGCTGTCCGACTTTCTGGACCTGTATGATCATGCCGGAATCGAGACGATCGAACTGGACGCGAATATCGACGTGGGCGGATACGCGTGGGCTCGCTACGGGTTCGTGCCGCGCTCGCAACGCGAGTGGGAGGCGCTGAGAGGTATCCTGCAAGAGCGGTTCGCGGGGATGGCCGACGACGGGTTGCTGAACACGTGGACGGACGAGCAGATCGACGTGGTTTCGATCGTCCTTGAGGCGGATGCCCCGGAGGCGATCCGTGCCGTGGCCGCGCTGCGCTTTCCGACCGATGACGGGAACAATACCCCCGTGGGGAAAAAATTGCTGCTAGGGCGCTTCTGGAAGGGAAAACTTGAGCTTACCCATCCGGACACGTATGCTGTGTTCGCGTCCTACCTCGGGCGCTGAAACGATCATGCCTGCGAAGCCCAAGGAAAGCCGCGAACTGTTCTCGACCAAACCGGAAACGGGAGGGAAGGAGGATGCACACCTGCATGCGCCGTTGCTGGAAGAGGAGAACGGATCGTTGCTGGCGGACTCGCTGGCGATCGCCGCCGCCGTGCGGATGGGGGTGCCGGAAGCTGTCGCGATTGCCGCTATGGCTTCGCCGGAACACCTCGACCCGTCGGCGTAGTTGACAGGAGAGGGGGAGTGGTGGCACTCTCCGCCGCATGCCATTCCAAATTTTCAAGGGAGCCGTGCCGTCGGCCATCAAAGGGGTGCCGACGCAAGCCGAATTAGTGTCGCCCTTGAAAGGGAAGACGGTGTTTTTCCGCAATGCCGCCGGGGTGCTGATCGCGGGGCTGGTGGCGTCGCACGAGAAGGGTGCCAAGTATGCCGACGTGCGGCTTGCCGTGCCGTCTCCGGAAGGGGTGTTGATGGTGGGCAAGGACGCGGTGCCCGTGGAAGCCGGGCAATTGACCGTGAAGGACGCCGTGTTCGAGGAGCGCAAGCTGGCGGCGTGGACAAGCAACCGCGAGGTGGAACTGGACGGGAAGGCACTCGCCGTGAAAGACAAGGAGACCGGGGTAATCACCGATTACAAACAGGTCATGTTCGCGGGTTACGGGTCCACGTTCGTCAATGTCACGGAGTCCGACCGGGTGGGGGACTACGTGCTGCCCGGAGCGTTCAAGGAGACGATCCGCGAATTCAAGAAGAACCCGGTAATGCTGGTCGATCACCGCAATTCCGTGCGCGAGATCGCGGGAAGTTACTCGGACATCCGCGAGGACGATGCCGGGTTGCGGCTCGTGGGGAAGGTGTCGGATGCGCCGGGGCTTACCGATGTCCGTTTCTTGCTGATGGAAAGACACCTGCGCACCCTTAGCATGGGAGGTATATTCATCTACCTGCCCGACGGGCGGGGGATCGAGAAGGTGTATCTTTTCGAGGTGTCGCTGGTGGCGATTCCCGCCAATCCGGATGCGCTGATCGAGGCGCGCGGACTGGACGTGGAGACCGCCGGTAAGGCGTTCGAGTGGCACGCCGCCGCGTTCAAGGGAGCCAAGGCATAGGAGCGTTGGCCGTCCACACGGGGGGCGGAAGCACGCAGGGAATTTCACCCAAAAACGCGGCCCACCACGAATAGGTGGAGTTCGCCATGACAAGGGAACGGGCGTTCGCCATCTCGACAAAGGCGTCGCCCGTTTCCATTTCCATCTCGGGAAGGATCGTGCGGGCGTAAGCGGTATCGTCGGTGAAGACCTTCACCCACTCGCCCGGGGCGTTCAGCATCTGGCGGCGATACCACTCGCCTAGGATCTCGGGGTATAGGTGGCGCTGATTCTCGTAGTCGCCGCCGCGAATGTGGATCGCGCAAAGGTCGGGGTGGCGCTCGGGGGTCCAGAAACGGAACAGTTCGCGAATCTCGGCGGGATTGCTCCAGTAGGAGGGGTCCTGCCAGTAGCCGCGCAGGACCACGGAATGATTGCCGGGAACCTGCCCCTTGTGAATGCGCCGGTAGAAGGTGTCCGCGTAGGTGGCAGGGGGAAGTCCCTGCCCGGCGAACCACGGGAGGGAAAAATCCAGCATCAGTTGCGCGCCCATCCGCTGTGCGGTCTCGTAGGCGTGCGCGATCTGGAACAGTTGATTGCCGAGTCCGCCTTGCAGATGGGGGATCACGACGCCGCGGGAATGTGTCTGAGGTAGCATGCGGGGGAGAGAATGACCCGAAGCGAACATTGACTCAATCTATTTTGCAAACTGTGCATTTGGTTGACGAAGGTTGACGATTTGGGCAGAGTCCGCGCCAAGTTCACCTTGGCGAGACTTGAACCCGGTAGTGGAAGTAGGGTCGGAAGGCAGGGCGGGGCGACGCAAACCAAACCAACAATCCATCTAAAAAGATGCCACTTACCGAAGCAGAAAAGAAGCGGCTCGCGTTGCTACTGAGCAAGGCCACCCGCACCGCCGCGGAAGAAACCGAGTTCAAGGCCCTCGAAGCACGCGCTTTGGCCGAGAACCTCGTGCTGGACGACGCGTTCAAGAAAGCCTTCGGCGAATCCGCCGAGGAAGCCACCCAGCTCTCGGACGAGCAGATCAAGACCCTGATTGCCGGTGCCCTGAGCGCCGAGCTGGAGGGCAAGGGTCTGACCGCCGACAAGCTCGTCACCGCGATCAAGACCGCGCTCACCCCTGCCGAAGGCAAGGTGGTGACGAAGGAGGATGTCGAAGCCGCCGTGAAAGGTCTGGTCAAGGACACCGCCATCGACACCGCGGCCATCGTGGACGCCGTGATCAAAGCCCTGCCCAAGCCGGGTGCGGGACTCAACCGCGCGGACCTCGACGCCGCCCTTGAAAACTTCGTCAAGGTGCACGCCCGCGACGGGTCCAAGCATCTCTTCCCCGAGAACGGCCCGGGTGCGAACCATTACCCGATCGAACACCGCAAGGGCAACCTGTCGGTGGGGCAGAAGCAGATGCTGAACCTCATCATGGGCAAGTGCGGCTCGGACGAGCATTTCATCCAGACCAATACCAAGCGTCCGGTCGGGATGAACGACGGCATCAGCGAGAAGCTGCTGGAAACCACCCGCCGCGCGGGTGAGCAGCGGGTCAAGTCGCTCCGGGATTCCATCCTCTACGGCGGCAAGGCGCTGACCTCCACCGGAGTAGGCACGGGTGACGAGCTGGTCCCGACGGACCTTGCCTCGGACCTCCAGATGCGGATGTATCTGGAGTCGCAGCTCGCCGCCGCGCTGATCGCGTCGGAAATCGACATGCCGACGAACCCGTTCAAGCTGCCCCTCAAGACGACCCGCACGGCGTTCTACAAGGGCTCCGAGAACCCGGGTGCGAACCCGACCGCTTCCCAGCCGGGAACCGCGGACATCACGCTCGATGCGAAGAAGCTCATCGGTGTGGCGGAGTTCTCCTACGAGATCGACGAGGATTCGATCATCGCGATCCTGCCGATGCTCCAAGAGGACATGGCACAGGGCGCGGCGTTCTCCTTCGAGAACGCGGTGATCAACGGTGACACCACCGCGACGCACCAAGACTCGGACATTCACGCGGTGACGAACCACCACGCGAAGCTGTTCAAGGGTCTGCGCAAGCTGGCCATCGCCGGTGCGATGAACACCTCGCTGGCTACCGGCGGGATTTCCACCGCGAACATCGCCGCCCTTCGCAAGAAGATGGGCAAGTGGTCGATCAAACCGTCCGATCTCATGATCGTGGCGGGTCCGATGGGCTACAACAAACTGGTGATGCTCGACGAGACGCTGACCGTGGAGAAGGTAGGGGGCCAAGCCCGCATCCTCTCCGGTGTCGCCGCTTCGCTGCTCGGTATGCCGATCATCGTATCGGAAGCGGTCCGCGAGGACTTGAACGCTTCCGGGGTGTTCGACAACACCACCACAACCAAGGGGTCCATTTTCATCGTTCACCGCCCGTCGTGGTTGGTGGGTGTGAAGCGGGGCTTCATGGTCGAGGTGGACCGCGACATCCGCCAGCAGATCAACTTCATCACCGCGTCCTTCCGCCGGGACTTCGTTCCGAAGGAAACCGTGTCTGCCACGATGCCGCTGGTCAGCCTCGGTTACAACTACGACGCGTAACGTAGGTTTTCCGGTCCACCTTCCTTGGTATAGATCGGTTGCACAAGCTCCCTGCCCGCTAGTCCGGGCAGGGGGTTTGTTGTTTTGCACGCTGTGCAAAATAGGTGGAATCCCTATCGCGCAAAAGGAAGGGTTGCGGGTAAAAAACGGACATGGTAGCGTCCGCGCACCATGAAGGTGTTCACATACAAGGGGGAGCCTCGGTCCGAGGGGCGCTTTGGTCTGATCCAGACCAATCAGAAGTTGGAACTGACCGAGGCGGAAGCCTTGTCGGTGGCAGGGAATCCGGAGTTTGTTCCGGTCACGAAACGGGGAGCCGCGGGGTCCGCGCGCGAGAAGGTGGCGCTGGCCGGGACGCCGTTCTACGACCTGCGAACCATCCCGTGGGATAGCCCGAAACTGGGCAAGTGGCTGTTGGAGCGGCGCAAGCAGACGCTCATGAATATCGCCGAGGCGATGGTGCACGTGGGGTGCGACATTTTCATCTCCGAACACGACAATGCTTCGGACATCGCCGACACGGTGCATGCGGAAGCCACCGCGAACGGCTGGCATCTGCTGGACGAGAAGGAGCGCGCCGCGCTGGGTAGCGTGGAGAGTGCCACCGCCCTTGTGCCGCCGGGTATCCGGGTCGGTGACACGGTGCGGCTCGCCGCCGCTGGTGCCGACGGACAGTGCATGAACGTGGCCATGCTGGAGCACGGGGTCGCTTACGTGCAGTGGGGGCCGCAGGACGACTTGAACGATGCGACCTACCCGGTCGATGCGCTGGTGAAGGCGGAGGAATCCGGGGAGCAGGAGGAGGGGGAAGAGACTCCGCCGCAGAACGTCACGCCGTTTACCGGTAACGCCGACGGGAGAACGGCCTCCGAGCCGACCGTCACGTTCCGCTCGCTGGGGGAGTTGGCCGATGAGTCGCCGAAATCCAAGGCCGGGAAAAAGGCCATCGCCGTGATCGAAGCCGAGTGCACGCGCGTGGGGGTCGATCCGAACGTGGTCGAGCTGTGGGCAGACCTTGGAGGCATCCTTGACGGGGAGGAATTCGAGGAACCCGCACCGGACGGGGAACCCGACGGGGAGGATGCCGCGACCGGAACCGGGGAAGAGACGACTTCCGAAGAGGCGGAGGGGGGCGAGACAGGAACGGAAGAAACCGAAACCGGGGGAGACGAAGGGAATGTTTCCGACGACGACGCTTCCGGGGAATCCACCCAATCCGACGAACAATCCTAACCGTCCGGGCTTCACCGGATATATTGCTCATGTGCCAAGTGCATTTGACCGAGGCCACCGTCCGCCGCGCCGCCCTTGACAAGGGGTTGAGCGCCGCGGAGGTGGAAGAGAAGGTGAAGGCGTTCAAGGACGCTTCCACCGATGCCGCCCGCCTTGCGGTGTGGCGGTCGCTCCAGTCCGACAAAAACGGCATGGGGTATTCGACGAAGATCGGGAACGCTCCCGATCATGGCTGATGGAAACGCGCATATACTAGAACCCTGTCATGGCTTCGACCCTTTCACGCCCGTATTGCAGTCTGTCCCAAGTCCAGCGCGAGCTGGGGAACCATACCCCCGAGATCGAGGACAAACTGAAGGATTGCATCAACGCCGCATCGCGGGCGGTGGACCGGATCTGTGGCAGGGACTTCTGGTTCCATGATCACACCAGTTCGGGATACGTGGTGCCGAGAGCCCGGGTGATGGGGGAGCTGGTGATGCTGCCCTTCGAGGTCAGGACCTTGACGGAGGTGGTCTTGGACGATGAGGTCGTGGATGCGGAAGACTACGATTATCAGGTCGGGAAACGCGTGATCGAATTGCTGGAAGGGACGTGGGGCGCTAGCCCGTTCCGGGGAACCTTGACGGTGTTCGGAACCTTCGGATTCCCGCTGGCCGAGTGTGCGTCGGAGCAGGTGCCGCCCCCGACCTTGTTCGCCGAGGTGAGCAGGGCCACGACACTGATTGCCGCCGCGTGGTCGCACGAGGTCCGGAAAGAGCAGGTGGCGATCACGGGGGAACGCATCTCGTTGCTGGAGTCGAGGATACCACCGGAGGTGAACGGCCTGCTCCGGCCCTTCCATAGCAACCTGATGGCGCACTTCTGATGGCGGGGAGAATCACCATCCGGGTGCAGGACGAGGCTACCCGCAGGATGCTGAACCGTATCGCCCGCGCGATGACGCCCGGGGCACAGCGGGCGGTCCTGACACGGGTGGCTTGGATCACGCATGCACGGCTGGTGAGGCAGACGCCGAAGCGGTGGACGGGGCAGACCCGGCGTGACTGGAAGGTGGTGCCCCGAACCGACGGATCGGTGGCAGTAACCAACGAGTCGAAGGTGATGGGGTGGCTGGAACGGGGAACCCGTTCGCATGGACCCACCCGCGCGCAGAAATTGTTCGTGCCGTTGACGCGACGTGCCGCGCAGGCAGGCCCCCGGGGGGTAATGTATGCCAATCGCCAGCATCAGTTGAACCAAGCGTTCGGGGTGACAGGAACACGCCGCCGTCCGCCCTTCGTGCACGGGGTGGATTTCGTGTTCACGCGGCGCGTGAGGGGGATACGGGCCTTGCGGATCGCGGAGCGGCAGGCGGTGTTCGCCAAGGTGACGCTGCGCTCGGCGATGACTCAATGGTTGCGCTCGGTGGTGAAGGGTGGTTGATTCAAGGGCATGGCCATTACCGATGCGATGCACTGGACCGCTGCCGTGTGGGAGCTGGGGGAGCGACTGACTCACCACACCAAGAACGGCGAGCTGCTGCAAGGGTTGAAGTGGATTCCGACCAACCGCGCCCGGGCCGAGACGATGGACACGCTGCCGTCCTTGCAGTTCCGGTCGGTGTCGTTCACGCAAGCAATCTTTCCGGGTGCGCGTAGCACGGAGACATCCGACATGAGCAAACTGAACGTGGTGGTCTCGGACACGCTGGTGGTGCGGCTTGAACTGACTTCGGACGTGGACGATTTGTGGGTGCGACGCCAGCCGGGAAACTCGCAGCAGAAGAAGGGGCATATGGAGTGGATGGCGCTGGTGCGCGATGCGATCGAAACCGACACGGAGGGGGTGGTGGATTGTTCGCTGGGTGGCTCGCTGTGCCGTCCGATCATGTTCGCGGGAATGGAGCCGGAAGGGGGGTCGCTGGGGATGACGACGGTGATCGAGGTGACGCTGCCGCTGATGCCGAATTGCCGGGGAGCGTTGCGCAAGCTGTTCGCGCCGCACGTGGTGGGCGGTTGAATGTGGTTGACAATCGGGGCTCCGGTAGCAAGATGCCGCCTGAGTAATCCACCACCCAAAAATTCACGATCATGGCATGCGGAACCGTAGTTGGACAGGCACTCGTGTTCGGGGTCGATGATGACGAAGCCACGCTCGTCACGCAGTCGGTCCAGCACACGAAGAAGTCGGACAAGAAAGAGGCCCGGGACAACTGCGGTAACGTGGTTGCGGTGGCCTACTACAACGTCACTTCCGAGGTGACGGTCGAGGGTATCGGCACGTCCACCCTCGCGGTGGGAGCTGCGCTGACGCTCGCCGGAACCGGACTCGGCACCGTATCGGGTGCGCTTTACGTGGATGAGGTCACCGTTGAGAAAAACAACGAGGAGTTCATCAAATCCACGGTCAAAGCGACCGCCTACACGGGCATCCCCGTGGTCTGATAGATTGCCTTGGCTAGGGTGTCGAAAACAAGGAGGGCCTTCTGGCTGGTTGGTTAATACCTCCTTTTTGCACACCTTGCAAAACCCCGCACGGGTTCTCGGGACAGGCCCGTGCGGGATTGCTTTTCAAGTCCCCTGATGACCCCGCGACCCGCGGCCAATGGGTAAAGCACATGACCGGAGAGCAGAACCCCCAACAGGGAGGAAAACCGTTGCGCAAGGTGGATGAGCACACGCTCGTGGTGCGCGTTACGGATGCGGACTTCGCCGCCGCCCTTGCCTCGGTAGGGGTGCCGTTCATGGACCCGCCGGTAATGGTCAGGGAGGACGCTCAGGGGATACGGCACGCGACATGGAATTTCGAGCCGTATGACCCGGAGAGGGAGCTGGACGTGCAGAAGCTCGTGGGTGCTCAGCGCGACCCGCTGAAATTCTGCATGGATCATCCCCAGCACGTGCTCACGTATGCGCTTGCCGCGATCCTGAACGCGAAGTTGTTCGCGAGGGTGATGGCGGAGCGGCGCGCGTTCATTTCGTTCGACCTCGGGAATGGCCAGATCATGCATGTCATGGAAGGCTCGCGGAAGGCGCGACGCCTGACGGCCCGGGGGTTCAAACGGATCTAGCCCCGATCATTCAACCGAGAACCGAGGACACCATGACCGACGAAACTACATTGACTCCGGAGGAGCAAGAAGAGGCCGACCGCGAATTGCGCGAACTGGGGGTGCCCGCCCTTGCGGCGGCGGACAATCAACGGGAGGTGGACGAGCGGGTGTTTCCCGCGTTGCTGAAACCCGGTGGAGCGATCGCCGGGATTCAGGTGAGTCCGTTGACGATCCAGACGCTGATCGTGTTCCAGAAGTTGAATAACCCGATCATGCTGGGCAAGCCTCTCGGCCAGATCGAGAACGCACTGGAGAAGGCTGTCGAGGTGCTGACGGTGCTGCGCCTGCCGATCATGGAGGTGTCCCGCATGGTGGCCGCGAACGATCCCGTGTTCGAGGACTACGTGATGGCCACGGCTGAAAGTCTGCCGCTCGACAGGGTGGACCCGCTGGGGCTGATGCAGGAGATCATCGACTATGTGAACGCGGCCAGCTCGCCGCGCGTGGAAGGTAAGGTTCCGCCCGAGATCGAGAAGGCATCGAAAGGGCGCAGGTCGGGAAACAAGTAGGCCCGCCTTGGCCGCTCCGGCTGGCGGCTAAGGTAGCGGGCGTGACCAACCACGATGTCGGCTATGTCATCCGGGAAATGCCGCTGGAGCTGGTGTTCGGATACGAGCATCACGCGATGGTGGAGGACGGGCTCATATGCACGCCGATTGTTCCATCCGCGAATCAATTGGCGATTGAAGACCTGATGCGCTCCTTGTAGGGTCCGCGACAGATAGCCTGAACCTATGGCCAACAACGACCAGTCAGTAACCATCGCATTCAACGCCACGGGGGACGCCGTGGTCACGCTGGTAAGCCGGTTGACCGGGGGGCTGGACACGCTCGCCCGGTCTTCCGCGTTGGCGGAAAGGGGGCTGAACCGGTTGTCGCAATCGTTCACCGGGATGGGGCAGGTGAGTGCGGCTGCCGCGGGTAAAATCGCCAACGGTTACAGTGCGTCGCAACGGGCGATGGAAGCGACGACGCTGACGGCGAACCAGTTCGCGACGACGCTGAACCGGGTGCGGAGTTCGACATCCGCCGCAACGAATGCGTTGGCGGGGATGAGAACGCAGACCGCGGCGGTAGTGAAGGTGAAGCAGCAGGCCACGCGGGAAGCCAACAACCTCGGTCTGTCGCTAAAGACGGTGGCCCAGCAGGGTGCCGCGATGGCCGGGGTAACGGTCGGAATCGCGACGATCGGGAACGAACTCCGGATGATCGTCTCGACCGCGGCGGATTTCGAGGAGGCTATGGCCGCGGTGGGTGCCGTGGGCGGGGTCGAGGCAGGGTCGTCCACGTTCCGTAGCCTTGAAGCGGCGGCGGAGCGGGTGGGGGACACCACGAAGTTCTCCGGGACGCAGGCCGCGCAAGGATTGCGGGAGCTGGTCGCCGCGGGTATGAGTGCCAAGGAGTCCACGACCGCCCTTGCCGACGTGGTGGATCTGAGCATTGCAGGGGAAATGGACATGGCGCGGGCGTCCGAGATCGTGGTCGCCTCGCTTACCGCGTTCAAGCTGGAGGCGGAAAGCACGGCACGGGTCACGGACGTGCTCGCGCGAGCCGCCAACGCGTCGCCAGCATCCGTCAACGATCTCGGGGAGTCGCTGAAATTCGTGGCCCCCATCGCGCAGGCGCTCAAGGCCCCGATCGAAGACATCGGAGCCGCCCTTGCGATCCTCGCCAACAGTGGGATCAAGGGAGGGAACGCGGGCCGCGGTCTGTCTTCCGTGATGGCGAAGCTGGTCGCACCGACCGCGGAGGCTAAGTCGATGCTGGACTCGCTGGGAATCTCTCTGGAGTCGATCAACCCGTCCATCGTCGGAATGGAGCGGGCGATGGCACAGCTTTCCAAAATGAACCAGCAGACGCTGGTGCGGATGTTCGGGGTAGAAAACCTCGACATTGCCAACGTGCTCGCATCGAACGCGGACCGGATGGGCGAGTTCAGGCAGGCCATGTCGGACAGCACCATCACGGCGAGGGGGATGGCGAAAGCCATGTCGGACACGCTGAAAGGGGACATGCAGGAGGCGAGCAGCGCGATCGAAGCGGTCCGCAAGGCAATCGGGAATCTGTTCAAGGGGGATCTGCGTTCCCGGGTGCAGGGGTTCACGGAGTGGTTGCGGGAAAACCAGCAGGCCATCGTCGGGGTGGCGGACACGATGCGCGACCTTGCCCCTGTCGTGGTCACGGTGCTGGGGCACTACGTCGCGTTCAAGGGTTTGGCGATGGGGCTGACGCTCGGGAGGCAGGCCGTGGCGTGGGCTCTGGAAACCGCCGCGGTGGTGCGGAACACGGCGTCGATCATGGCGAACGCCAATGCCCGCCGATACATGATGCAGGTCGGAATGTTCAACGCGGGTATTCCGATGGGGGTGGCCACGGCGCTCACGTCGAACGTGAGTTCGTTGTTCGCCGCCGCGTTCGGGGGAGGAGCCACCATTGCCGCGGTCAAGGCGGGATTGACGTTGGTGGGCAGTTCGGCCATCGCCGCCATCATCGGGTGGGGGCTGGGGAGTTACATCGAGTCTCAATTCAAGATCGGGGACCGGGTAGCCGCCGCGGTGTTCAAAACCTTCGATTCGCTGAATGCCGCCGCGGACGATTCGATCAAGACGGTGCAAGGGATGATCGATGCGGCCAAGACGGAGGAACAGCTCGGTGAGGCCCGGGTGCGCGGGGAAAGGGAGCTTGCCAAATGGAAGGAGATTTCCAACCGGGCGGAGGACGAGTCGAAGACGCTGGCGGAGACCGTCGTGCAAACTTTGCAAAGACGGATGGAGCTGGCCGACCGGACGTTTGCGCGCAATCAGGCGAACCTCGCGCAGCAGCGGGAAGGTGCCGCCCTTGCCGAGGAGGAACTCAAGAGCAAGCAGGTCGCGCTCTACCACGAGGAGAAGGCGATCGCGTTGCGCAAGTCTCAGCTCGACATGGAGAAGAGCACCCGGAGGAACGCCGTGGGCGTCAACCGGAATCTTCTGGAGCGGTCCGACGCCGGAACGAAGGAGGCGGCATACGATGCCGAGGAGCGTAGGATCACGTCGCTGGCCAATCACTACCGGACCCGATTCAACGCGGTGGCCGCGGCGGCGGGAGTGACAGTCATCAACGGGGACCGTGAGATCCGGACCGTGGACGGGGTGATCGCTTACTTCCGTGCCGCGATGCGCGCCGCGGGTGAGACGGGGAGCGCGGCGGTCCGCGGGGACGCCAGCCTGCATATCCTGACCAGATTCGCGCAGAGTGCGGACGCGATCATCCAAGCCCGGACGAAGCTGAACGAGACCGTCGCGAAGGACGAGAAGGCGGAGGAGAACGCGCTGCTCAAGAAGCGGGACCTGATGCTGGAGATCCAGATCGCGGAAGCGAAGGCAGCGGGGAACAACACCGGGGCGGAGAGGCTTGAGAGGGAGCTTCGCGTCTTGCAAGAGAAGCGCCGGATCATGGACGAGTTGAAGGTGTCGGAACGCGAAGCGACCGCCCTTGCGACACGGAAGGTGGATGCGGAGATAGCGGCCAACCGACCGCCATCGGAGAGACCGGTGGACGTGGTGGCATCGTCGCTCCAGCAGGTAGGAGGCGGCGGGGGCTTCTTCATCGCGGGAACACAGAGCATCGGGGAGCGGCAGGTCCGGCTTGCGGAACAAGCCAACGCGCACCTTGCTGGAATCGCGGCCCGGTTGGGGGTGGGACTCTCTCCGGGAATCCTTCCGGGCGGGCCGCAGGTGACTGGATTGAACGGGCTCGGACGCACGCGGGAAACCGAATTGCTTGGACGGATCGCGGAGTTGCTGAACAGCATCGACGAACGCGGTAGGCGCAATCCCGGGAGCACGGCGCTCACGGTGGAAACACTCTAACCTAGACACTCATGCCCATAGACTATGATACGACGCTCCCGGGGGTGGTATGGCGGAATGGCCAGAAGCTCGCGACCTTGCTTGAGACCACGGGGGGTGAGGTGGTGTTCGACGACGTTGGGGTCGCTTCGGGCACGCTGGTCTATCAATGCATGTATGCGAACTCGGTCGCCCTTGTGGCTAGCTTCACCCGGCATCCCAGCTTCGCGTTCCTGAAACGGAAGAATGCCCGGATCGTGCGCGAGGAGGCCGGGATGGCGAGGGTGACGATCAATTTCGAGGGTATTCCGACGGGGGAAGAAAACGAGAACCGCAAGACCTATACGCTCCACGGGGGGACGGGAACGGAGCCGATCGAATCGCACACCCAGTTCGGGACTTTTGCAGGGAAGTGGAACGATCCCGCGACGTGGGTAAACGGTGCCCGGTTCGCCACGCAAGGGGAGGACAGGGGCAAGTTCTTGGGCTTCGTGGCCGCGCAGGGGGACGATGACCCGAATCCGAAAGCGGGGGTGCAGTCCTACTATGCGCCCACGCTGGTGTATTCGGAGGTGGAGCTGCGGTCCAAGGCGAACTCGTCGAGCATCGCGGTGAACATGAACAACCTAGGCAAGATCGACACGCCCCCCAATTCCGACGTGCTGCCGCAGGTGTCGTCGGGGAGGGACTGGCTGCTGACGGATTGCACGGTGGAGGAGGTGGGGGACGGGGTTCGGATCACCCGCCGCTGGAGATTGTCGGGACGGAACGGGTGGGACCCGGACATTTACGGAGATTGACCTATGGCCGCATCTGCAAACGTGACGCTCGGGGGGAGGACCCGGTTGAAGGGATTCAAGGTGCCGGGACAACCCGCCCTTGAAGCCGCGTTGAACCGCTTGGCTACCGAGATCAATTCGATCCCGGACGTTCAGTTCGAGGGAGGACAGGGACTGGACGTGACGGAGCACAACGGTAAGATCGTTGTAGCATTGCGCAACGGTGCGCGGGGATGGCGTCCCCGTTACGAGCCGACGTTCGTGGACGGGAAGCTGCGCATCGGGCTAGGGACGGTGGGGTTGCACGCGGACGGGAACGGGGCGGGCGGGGTGGTCGAGCCGTATTTCCCTAGGTTCGAGGGGAAGGTGCTGAACCATGCGATCCCGCCCGAGCTGCCGGTGGAGCAGATAGACGACGGGGACAACAAGATCATCCTGCGCTGCTGTCTCTACGATTCTCGGATCGAGGTGGTGTCCGCGGAGGAGGACATGGACAAGGACGTGGGGGAGTGGATTATCACGCTCGCGACCTTTACCAAGGAGGGTGCGAAGATCTCGGACCTCCGGCACCTGTTCACTTCGGACGTGCTGATTCTGGACGCGTCGGAGTCGTGCGACATCGAAGGCTCGGACGATCCGGACCCGAGCGACGATTCCGACGGCGACGATAGCGACGATAGCGACGAGCCGCCGCCGTCCGATTCGGACGAGAGCGATGATTCCGACGATAGCTCGGGGAGCGGGGACGGGTGCTGCCCGGAAATCGCGCTCGACGCTACGGTGGTGAGTCCGGCGTCGCCGTTCTGTTTCTCCAGCGGGGATTCGCCGTATCCCTACTGGGTGGCGGGGTCGGTGAGTATTTCCAAGGCGTCCACCTGCGACGGATGCGAGGAAAAGCCCGTGTCGGTGCACGTGCAGGTGGGGGACGCGAGCACCAGTGCCAACCTGTTCCCGGGCGGTCCGCCCTTCACGTTCCTGCTTCATCCGTCGTTCGGTTCGCCGTGCGCCACGGTCCCGGTGACGGCCACCATCGCTTCCCTTACCAGTGTGGCGGGGACCTGCCCGTGCTTCGCCACTAAGTCGGTGGACATCACCCTGCCCGGTCTGGAGCCGGACTGCGAATGCTCGGACGACTCCAGCGGAAGCTCCGACGATAGCGACGGAGGGGAGCTTCTGATGATGGCCCCGCCCGGGGAGATGATGCTGATGACGGAGGGTAGCGACGACTCCGCGCTCGATGACAAGGAGGCGGTGGTCGAGTCGTCCTTGTTCCCGACGGGGTATGCGGCGATGCGTTGCGTGGAGTCGCCGGAGACGTGGTTCACCGACACGTTCCGGGTGGAAATCACGGGGCGCGTCACGTTGCACCGGATCGATGCAATGTTCGCCGACGTGTGCGATCCCGGGACGATCCGCGTTGTTTCCGCCGTGCCCGACTTGCCGCGACCTGTGGGATGTGTTGCACGCGAATTCCCGCCGATGCACTGGAGTGTCTTGCTGAACCGCATGGTGCCGTCCTCGGAGGAGGGGGCGCATGTCGTGGTGCGCTGCGGATGGTTCTTGCGCCCGCGCAGCGTCATGGTCACGGTGGCCGGAATCCGCAAGGGCCGTTCGGGGCAGCGATTCGTGCCGAGGTCCAAGGAGGAATTCGACCGGAGCCAGGCGTTCTGGTCACAGCTCAAGGACCGATGATCTTCGATGAATATTTCGACAAGGTGGTGCTGATCGCGATGGACCCTGCGGGGGAACGCGCGGCAAGGGCCGCGGGGGAGATGGTGCGGCTGGGTCTGTCGGACAAGACGGAGATCGTGCGCGGGATGCCCGGTAACGAGATGGGCAAGCCGGGATGGTGGCCGAACGGACGGGGTGCGTGGGGGTGCTACCTGTCGCACTTGGCGCTGCTGATGCGGATGAAGCAAGAGGGCTGGGAGACGTTGCTGCTGCTGGAGGAAGACGTGGTGTTCCAAGAGGACACGGCAACGCTGCTGCCCGAGGTGATGGCGTCGCTGCCCTCGGACTGGACGCAGTTGTATCTCGGGGGCCAGCACAGGGTGCCGCCGCACCGGCTGCCCGGAACGCCCGCCCTTGTGAGGGGGAGTAGCATCCACCGCACTCATGCATACGCGGTGCACCGGAAGGGGTTGAACCATTTGATCGCGCACCTGATGGAACTGCCCGCGTTCCAACAGGCGAAGAAAGGCGGGACGAAGCTGCACATAGACCACCATTACGAGATGGCTCACCGGGCCAACCGGTGGAAGGTCTATGCGCCGTCGTTCTGGCTGGCCGGGCAGGGTGCGGGGTGGTCGGAGATACGGGCCAAGCAAGTGACCGCCGCGTGGTGGCACCGGAAGGAGACGCACCGCGAATACCGCGGCTTGCCGGTGCTGCTGGGGGAGGCTGCCGCGGCCAACTACGGGAACGACGAAACGGAGAAGACCTTGCAGGCGATGGCGGAGGAGGACCCGAGGGAATTCGAGCGCATCCTTGTGGTTCTCGCGCAACAGGCGTTCCTGCATCAAACCTTGCCCGCGATCCGAAAGGTTCGACCGTGGCAACGGGCATGGCTAGAGGCCAATTGGCCCGCCGGGGTGGCGCAGCCCGATGATTTCGACCGACTGAGGGATTACCCGAGGGCCAAGCTGTTCGAGCATTCTTGGCTGAATCCCGTGCGCCGGAAAACCAGAATCGCAACCGAGAACGATAACATGACACCTGATATTTCGACAGCCGGAGGGGGCAGCCCGTTGTTCGTGTTCAGCTCGCCGCGCAGCGGAAGCACGCTGCTGGTATCCATACTGGACGGGCACGGGGACATCACGATGAACGGGGAACGCCGGGATTTCCTGTGGAGTCTCCGCAATCTGTGGGACCACCGGGGGGCTTTGCAGAAAAACTCCCCGCGGGCGTTCCTTCCGATCGACGAGCAGGTGCAACAGGGGAACTTCCCTTCGCACGTGAACCATTCGACGGAAGAGTCGTGGGCGGAGGGGGTGCGGGCGCTGTTGCGCGGGTGGGTCAATCCGGGGGAAGGGGACCGTTGGTGGGGGATGAAGGACGTGCATGTCGCCAAGCTAGGGATGGGTATGGGGGTCGAGATGTGGAGCTGGCTCCAGACCGTGATGCCCGATGCCCGGATCGTGTTTCTGACGCGCGACACGGGAGCGGTGGAGAGGAGCATGGAGCGGACGCTGGCGTGGTGGGTGCCTAGTTACGGGAACTGCATCGGGAACTGTATGCGCAAGGTGAAGGTGCAGCAGAACGCCTTCCGGGAATATCACGCGCTCAACCCGTCCACCACGGCACTTGTGGATTACGAGGACCTGACGGATTTCGCCCGCTTGCAGGCGAGCCTAGGGACCATCGGGGTCAAGCTCGATCCGGAGGTGCACGCGGAAAGAATCGCGGTAAGATTGTGATGCAGGTGTTCCGGATCAGTGACGCGCCCCGCGAGGGGGAAACCCCGATAAAACCCGTGTGGGGGTTGGGGAAGGTGCGGGGGAATTGCTCGGCGCAGGCGTCGGCGATGGCCGCGGTGCTGCGGACGGACGTGTATCCGGCGGTGGTGCTGGAGCACGACGCGGAGCGTCTGCGGGAGGGGTGGCCGGATTTTGCACAATGTGCAAACGCGGGCATGGACTGGTTGTGGTTGGGGGGTTCAACCATCTGGTGCGATGAGCGGGGGGAGGAAGTCCGGGACAGGCCGATGCCGTGGATGCCGTCTCCGGTGGCGGGGGTGGCGAAGGTGGACGGGCTCTACACGACGCACGCGGTGGCGATCCTGACGCCGGACGGGGCGATGCGGGCGCTGTGCGCCGCACTGCAAGGAATCCGCAAGGGGTGGCCGGTGGACGTGGCGATCATCATGGAGTGCAGGCATATGGGCTGGGAACGCTGGTGCGTGACCGAGCCGTGGTTCTGCCAGCGGGGGGTGAACCGCAGGTGGACGGACAAACCGCTGCCGCCGCCCTTGCCATGAGGACTCTGGTGCTGTCCTGCGACACGCTGGGAATGGAGGTGATTCCGACCGTGATCCGCTCGGTCGAACGGCACACGGAGGGGGCGCTGCGGGTGGTGGTGTATTCACGGGGAATGCATGCGGAGGGGTTCAGGAGGGGTAGGCTGGAGGTGGAGTTCCGCAGACCGAGGGAAGAATTCGGGCAAGCCAAGGGGCGGATCGCCGCGGAAATGTTCGACCGCTTGTGGTGCATTGCGGATTTGCAGGACACGGAACGGGTGATGATTCTGGACTGGGACCAACTGGCGGTCGGATGTCTGGAGGAGCTGTGGGACGTGGAGATGACGGGGCAATTCGGGGCGTTCGTGCGCTCGCCCTTCGGCAAGACGTTCAAGTCGTCCCGGTGGATAGGGGAAGGTTACTGGGCGCAGGACATGCCGGGGGTGGAGCAACCGTTTTTCCGTTTCGGGGGGATGTTGAATCTGGAGGAGTGCCGGAAGGCGGGGATTTTGCAAACCGTGCAAGGGTTGGCGGGGAATGGATCGACCGAGCAGGCGTTGCTGGCCCACGCAATGGGAGGGAACTACGCGGGGTTGGACCGGAAATGGAACAATCTTGTCAAATACGAGGGCTTGGTTCCGGATGCCCGCATCCTGCATTGGCACGGGGGGAAGAAGCCTTGGAGCCACGACGGGCTGGACCATGCGGAGTTGTGGCACGCGGCCCGGTGCTCGTGGAGGGAAATCCGGTTGACTTGAAGTGTCGGGGTGGGGCATGGTCCGGGCATGGAGCTGGTCCTCAACCTTAACACCGTCACCTTCGTTCAAAAGGTCGATGTGAGTCTGGAAGTCACGGGGTTTTCTTGCAAGGTGAGGGATACCTTGCAGCTCGACGTGAAATTCTCGAACGGTCTGGCGCTGGTCGCCCCGGGGGAGGAAGTATCGCTGGTGTTCGGTATCAAGGAGACGCTGGCCGACACGGAATTCCTGGCCTATATCGCGACGTGGACGGAGGTGGAGGCCGGACATTACCGGGGTCAGTTGTCGCTCAACACGGCGAATCTGGTGGGGGCCATCGGGAGTGCCGAATCGCTGGCCGCGCTCGGGGAGTTGACGTGGAGCACGGACGGAGGGGAGCAATGGCAGTCCAGTCCGACGCTGAACGTGACGATCCGGGGGGACGTGGTGACGGGGCTGGAATCCGCGCCCTTGAACATGCCCACGGCGAACGGGGTGCCGTCGCCCATCGACATTTCGGGGGAGCCGTTGAACGAGACGCTGGCAATGGCGTCGATCAACTCCACGCTGGTCGATGCGGTGGACGGGGAGACCCTGACTTTGAACGGGGTGGTGTTCACGTTCCGGGATTACCCCGCGAGCGAGCCGCTCGACGTGCTGATCGCCATAGGGGACCCGGGTGCCACGCGGGCCAACCTTGCCGCGAAGCTGGTCACGTATGAGGCCAACACGCGCGTGATCGCGACGAACGGGTCCGGGATCTCGCTCACGTCCCGGGACCGCGGGGTGGACGGGAATGCCATGACTCTTTCGACGGACTCCGCGGGGTTTGAGGTCACGCCTTTCGCGGGCGGGGTGGACGGGACGCCGGGAGGACGGGGGCAGTTGGCGTATTCGGACAACGGACTGACCTACGAATGCTCGGACGATTTTCCTTACACGTGGGTGGGGCATGCGACCGGGAACTCGTCGCAAGGGGCGCAGGGGGAGGCCGATGCCGGGAAGCTGGCGGAATTCGCGGCGGACGGGGCACTGGCCGCATCGGAGAAGTTCACGGTCCGGGACAACACGCCGCCCGCCGGAACGTGGGATGTCCGGTTGCGGTCATCGTCCGGGGTGCAGCGTGTCGAGTTCCAGCAGAACGCTCATGAGCTTCTGGTCGCCGCCCCGACGTTGACGGGAGACCTGACGCAGACGCACCAGAACCGGAGTGGAACGATTCCGGCGGCGCGCTCCTACGCGACCGAGGCAGCCGCCCTTGCGGCCAATTCCTCGGGCAATACCAAATTGCTCAAGAACGGGGAGATCTACGAGGACGTGGCGAGCGGGGTGGTGCGGGCCGTGCCCGGATACCCCACGGTGACGACATCCAGTCCGGCAAGCGGAGGGTCCGTCACCTTGACCGATCTGGTGGATTCGCTGTATATCGTCAATTCTTCAGGGGTGTTGGCCGCGCTCACGGTGAACTTTCCGGGGGTGTCGGCGTGCCGGAACGGGCAGACCATCAGCATCCGGTTCGACTGCAACGTGACCGCACTGACGTGGGCGGCGGGATTAGCCACGATCCTTAACGCGCCGGTGTCGGCGGGGGCGAACCAGACATACACCTTCGTCTGCTACGGTGTGTCGGGACTGGGCAGCCCCGTGTGGCAGTGCGTTTCGCGCACCTTCCCCCAGTCGGAGGCGATCGAATCCTTGTGGGACATGCACCGCGTGGTGCAGTTGCCGTATTTCACTTCCGTGGTATCGGGGACGGCCTCAAGCTCGGCGGCTTTGCAGGTCCTCGGAATCGGGGTGCACTGCGGAACGTCGAACGGGAGTTACGCCCGCGGGATCGTGGGTGCATCGACGAATTTCGATCCGCAGACCACGGGAGGAAACATGCGCGCGGGGCAGCGCATGCGCTTCTGCGCCGTGGGGGAGTTCGTCGCTCTGGCGGTGGCCAACGGCGGGGTGCTCCGCATGCTGGTCGGGGCCACGGTCGCCGCTCCGCCCCTTGCCGACGCGAACGCGCTTTCCGCCGCGGGCTTCGGGGTCGAGTGGGCCTACGACGGTGCGAACTCCCGCATGCAGGTCAGGTTGGTGAGCCACAACGGCACGACCTACCAGACTTCCGCGTGGGCTCCGTTCCGTGCGGAACACAACCGCAGATGCGCGATCATTCTGGACCACGTGGGGGACGGGACGCTGAACCTTTACGCGGCGGAAAACGGACCGACGGACCGCGGGTGTCCGAGGCCCAATCCGGTCGCGGTGGCGACGTTGTTCGGGGTGCCCACGGGGACACTCGGCGGGGGCTATGTCGCGTTCGACGCCGTATCCGCATCCGCCGCATCCGCACCGTCCTTCGGATCGTCGCTGAGGTTCAAGCTCAGGGAGGTCAGGCTGGTGCTGGATTGAGGATTGACTCGGGCGGGCTGACAGGGGATGAAGGGGCATGCCAAATCCCATTGTCTCCATCAGTCCGGTCGATGATGCCAACGCTTGCTTGCTGCCGGTGCAGCCGGGACCGGAGAAGACATGTGCCGTGGCCGTGGCGTGCGAGGACGCATCCGATGCCGCGGTGGTGGATTTCACGTGGGAACTCCAGTTCAAGCCCGCCGGGGCCGCGACGTGGCACGGTATCCCGGAGGAGGAGGGGGGCACGGCAACGCGGACGGGTCCGGGGCTGGTGGAGTTCAGTCCCACGCACCTGTGTGAATATCGGGTGGCGGTGACGGCGCTCGGAACCGGCGGTGCGGCGGTGTTCGTGACCACGAACTAGAGGGGGGTGGAATCGGGGCTTGGCATGATGGTCGGGATAGTCTAGGTATCCTGACCATTCAAGCCATGAGACCTAACCGATGGATCGCGCTGGCCGCGTGCATGCTCGCCCTTGCGGGATGCGCGGGAACACAGAAGGTAGCCCCGCGGGTAGTGCAGGCCGAGGTGCCCAAGGCACGGGCCGTCGCGCCGGTCGCCGGAAAGGTGCGGGACAACGCTCATGCCGTGGAGGTGTCCGCGGCCAAGGTGGAGGTGACGGCGGCGAACGTGTCGCGGGAGGCGAAGGACTTGCGCCGCATCGTGGGCTCGCTGACGACGGAAGCGGAACGCCTGCGGAAGGTGGAGGCGATGACGGCGCAGGAGAAGGCCGACCTGTGGGCCAAGCTCACGGAAGTGTCCCGGTCCTCGGCGCTGCTGGAGTCCTACGTGGAGGAACAGAACAAGGCACTGTCGGTCCATCACGAGCAACGCAGGCAACTGACGGTGGCGATCGCCGAGCTGGAGGGGGCGGTGCGGGAAAAGGACACGGAGGTGGCGGGTCTGAGGTTGCAGCTCAAGGACGAGGAGGAGAGCGCGAAGACGCAGGCCGAGTTCGCCCGCACGGAATCGCAGCGGGCCGACCGGGAAGCGGCGAAGGCGGCGACCTCGAAAGGGACCGCGAAAGCCTTGGGCTGGGGGCTGGTAGCGGTGTCGCTGCTGCTGGCAGGGGCATGCGTGGTGATCTATCTCCGCAGGTAAACGGCTGGAGGAAACAAAACGAACCGACATTATGAAATTCGACACGCTGAAATCGAACTGGCGGGAGTTGCTGGGAATCCTGCTGACGCTAGGGTTGCTGGTCGTGCTCGCCCTTGCGCTGGGATCGAGGGAGGTGGCGGGGGGTGCGCCCCCGGAACCGCTGCCGGAGGGATACGGGGAAGGACGGCCTTACTTGGCTCTGATCCTGACGTTCCTCTTGGGGATGGTGGGGAACATGCTCCAGTTCTGCCTGTGCCTCGGGATGGCATGGTTCGGGTTGCGGGTGACGCTGCCGGAATCGGCCAAGGTGATTTTCTCCCGCACGTTCGACACGTGGTGGAAGGGGGGGACGACGCAGGAGCATATCCGGATCGGGCTGGTGGCCGCGGCGGTGCTCGCCCTTGTCGCCGGGTTGGTGTCGATCAACTGACAACCTTTTGCAAACCGTGCAAAAACGCCTGCGACCGAATGGACTGGAGTGGTCATTGACGGTGCTCACCGCGTTGGCGTGGGGCACCTTGCTGTTGTTCCTGATGCAGACGTGCAAGGGGGCCACGGGGAACATTGCAGCGGGACCGCTGGAAATCTCCCCGCAGGCGCATGCGCTGATCGTCAAGCATGAGACGGGAGGGGAAGCGTATTACCGGCGCTACCTGTCGAAGCCGTCTTGGCCGGGGGGTCAGAGCGGGGTCACGGTGGGCATCGGCTACGATGTGGGGTATAACACGAAGGCGCAGGTGCTGGCCGATTGGAAGCGGCTGCCGGAGGTGCAGCGGAACGCGCTCGCCACGGCTGCCGGGGTGAAGGGGGCGCTGGCCAAGCAACGTGCCCGGGGGTTGCGATGGTTCGGGGTGCCGTGGCCGCAGGCCAAGGAGGTGTTCGAGGCGCGGAGCATGCCCCGGTTCGGGGTGCTCGTGGCCAAGGCGTTCCCGGGAGTGACCACGATGCACCCGCACGTTCAGGGGGTGATGCTGTCGCTGGGGTTCAACCGGGGGACCGCGATGGCGGGGGCGTCCCGGCTGGAGATGCGGCAGTGCCGGGAGGCAATCCCGGAGAACCCGCGCGCCTTGCCGGGGTATATCCGCAGGATGAAAAGGCTGTGGGTCGGGAAGGGACTGGACGGATTGTTGCAACGGAGGGAAGAAGAAGCTTGCCTGATCGAGCGGGCCTTGTAGGGTGGGCGTCGGTTTCCCGCGCCGGGGGGTGCACAAGGGGAGCCGTCCATAAGAGACTAAAGTCACACCCCGCGCGCATGATCCAAGGGGAGGCATGCCGCGGGGTGTTTCGTGCCCGCGTGTCACACTCTATAATACGGCGTGCCGTGTAACCGCTGCTAACCCCCCGGAACCGAAAATAATCGGATTTCGCCGTCAAGTAATACTCAATGAGTTACGACGATTTATACCCCTCGTTAATGCAAACTTTGCAAAATCGACTTGCTAAACGAAACCCGGACTGTATCCTGTGGACACATTCGATCTGCTTCCGCCCATGACTCTCGCCACTAAAATCCGCCGCCGCTTGTCCGCCCTTGAACGGGTGCTGAATCGCCGCAACCCTTACAGCCATCCTAGCTATGGACGTGCGTATGATACGTCGCTGAAAATTGGAGGAAAATTCGTTTCCCTGACTCGGCTAGGTGTTACCACTGAACTGTTCGAGGTGGGGTTCGATTACACGGAACTCTCCGTCTATTCGGTATACGTGAAGCCCTCCGATGAGCCTCTGGCCACCAGCCAATTCATGGTGTTCGGCGCAAACACGCCATCCGAGGTTCTTTCAATCCTGAACCAATACTGGCCTTCCGCGCTCTGCCGCCCCGCCTGATTTTTGCACACTGTTCAAAACCGCCTGAAACCCTCCACCCTCACACGACCATGCAAACGATTTCCGGATACTACGAATTGAAAGGTTCCACGTGGAACATCGAGGCCGAGGTGGAGACCTCGGAGGTGGCATGCGGGGTGGAAGCCCGCCGGGGCCGCGAAGGTGCGGAAACCCGCGACCTGACCCGCACCGCACCGACCGCCCTTGCCGACGTGACCGTCCGCCGCGTGCTGCCCGACGGGCGCACCGGGGAGATTGTCCGGGGAGAGGAAAAACAGGAACTCGCCGCCGCGCTGCTGGAGCAGCTTGCGGAAATGTGGTGACGCAAAATCTTGCTAAACGAAACCCGGTGCCGCATGCTGCGCACCGTTCGCAAATCGAAACCGACCGACCAAATACCGACCGATGAGTGCAAAGAGTGATTATACCGATACGATGGACGTGCATAACCTAGCCGGGGTGGGGGTGTTCCTGACCCGGACAAGGGAACCTAACCGCACGATCGACGCCTTGCGGGAACTGGCGCAGAAGGACGGGCAGCCGTTCGAGAAGTGGGACCTCGCGATGGGGTGGCAGAAGTGGGTGATGCGCAATAACGTCATCGTGCACGAGAAGGACGGGTTGACGGAGCCGCTGGCCGCGCTCAAGAGCGTCGGGGGGATGCCGACGGGGACGCCCAAGACCGGGTGGAGCGTGATGGAGTGCATGCACCCGTTCCTAGGGGGGTATTCGGGACCGCCGAATCCGACGATGGTGCAGGTGCTTCGGCACTATGCGTTCACTTTCGCGGAAACGGGGCAGCGGCTGGTGATCGTGGCCCCGGAGGGTTTCACGCTGCCGCAGGAACTCCAGCACGATCTGGTGGTGGTGGATTATGACCTGCCCGACAAGGAGGAGCTTGACGGAATGCTGGACGCCGCCCTTGCGTTCGCGTTCAAGGACCCCCGGCAGAGGGCGAGCGTGTTCACCGCGGAGCAGCGTGAAACGCTGGTCGGGAACGCGTCGGGAATGACCCGTCTTGAGGCGGAGGGGGCGTTCGCGGAAGCCGTGGTGCGGAACCGGAAACATTTGTCCGACCCGATCCCGAACCTGCCCTTCGAGCAGATGAACCGGGTGGTGATGAGCGCCAAGACGCAGGTGGTGAAACGCTCGGAGGTGCTGGAACTGATGCCGGTCGGGAACATGGCCGAGGTGGCGGGACTGGAGAATCTCAAGAGCTGGGTGCGCCGCCGCAAAACCTGCTTCACGAAGGCGGCGGAGGCCGCGGGGGTTGACCGCCCGAGGGGGTGCGCGCTGATCGGACCGCCGGGAACGGGAAAGAGTCTCTCGGCCAAGGCGATCGCGCACGAGCTGGGAATCCAGTTGATCCGCTTCGACGTGGGGCGGGTGTTCGGTTCGCTGATCGGGCAATCGGAACAGCGGGTGCGCGCCGCGTTGAAACACTTGGAGGCGATGGCCCCGTGCGTGGCCTTCATCGACGAGGTGGACAAGGCGGGGTTCGATCCGCGCCAAGGAGGCGGGGATTCGGGGGTGGGGAAAAGGGTGATGGGGTCGATCCTGACGTTCATGCAGGAGACCACGCAGCCGGTGTTCTGGCTGTTCACCGCGAACCGGGTATCCGGGATGCCGCCGGAGATGCTCCGCAAGGGGCGTCTGGACGAGGTGTTCGCCGTGATGCCGCCCACGTCGGCGGAACGCATGCAGGTGCTGCGCTTGCACCTTGCCAAGCGGAAACAGGACCCCGACAAGATCAAAGGACTGGAACGGGTGGTGGCCATCAGCGAAGGCTACGTCCCGGCGGAAATCGAGGCCGCGGTGAAGGAGGCCGTGGTGCGCGTGTTCGCCGACGGGATCGAACTGACGGCGGACATCCTGTGCGAGGAATTGCAGAACATGAAACCGATGAAGGATGCCTTCCCGGAGGATTTCGCGGAGATGAACGCGTGGGCGGAGAACAACGCCCGGCACGCGTCGGAGCCGGAAACGGAACTCGCCGTGGTGATGGTGAACCCGACGCAAGGGGGAGTCCGCCGCCGCAGGGGGGGCAACCTGTAGGAGGATTTCAACCGGGGGACGCGGGGCGGCGGTTTTCTGTAAGGGAACGTCTTTGCAAACTTTGCAGAATCCGCCCCGTCTCCCCCGTATTTTATTGCTAAACGAAACCCGATACCCTAACCTGTCCTTGTCGCCCGCCAAACCGCGACTTTCCACTCCAAACCGCCAAACCGCCATGCCTGCGATCCAGACCCTCACGGGGGATGTCAATCTCCGCGCCGCTTCCGCCAAATGCCACGTGTGGCATGCGTCCGCTCCGGGAACCGCCACGTTCGGATTCGCGGAAGCGTTGCTCTTCGTCAACGCCCGCAACGGGAGGGGGGCGAGCACGCTGTCGATGCCCGATCCGCAGGGTTCGGTGCTTGGATTCTCCCCGGACATCGGGGGGAAGATGACCGCCGCCGCGTATGACGTTTGCGAAGGGGAAATCCTGAAACTCATATCATCCGTGCGTTCGGGGCCGATGGCGGTGCACCAGTGCGCGACCATGTTCCTGCGGGTGCGGGCCAACGCCGCGGTGCAGCGGGTGGACATGCCGCTCTTGAACGATCCGTCGTGCAGGTTTACCGGGGGCTTCATCCAAGGACCTTTCGACGTGCTGACGCCCGAGCAGGTGGACGCGCTGGAAGTCAAGGTGCCCGAGGCGTTCCGCCGCCTGATGATGCCGGGGCCGATGACGGAGCGGCTGTTCCGTGTCACTGTCCTGCAAGAGGCGAAGGCGGAGGTGGTGGCCGTGACCATGCGCGACGGGAAACAGGTGCAGGTGGAGACCGCCGTGCGCCGCCGCAAGCTCCGTCTCGACTGAGGACCGATTTTCAACCGTAACCAAACAATAACCAGAGCCGACACTTATGAGCCATACCACATCGATCAAAACCGTGGCGATCAAAAGCATCACCGCCGTGCGCGCCGCGGTGGAGGAGCTGAACCGCAAGGGCATCCGCTGCGAATTGCGGGAAAACTCCGTGCCGCGCATGTATTACCCGAACCAGCTACAGATGCACAAGGGGCGCAAGAACGAGATCGCGGATGCCGTGATCCATCTTCCGGGTTCGCGGTATGACGTGGCGCTGCTCAAGCAGGAGGACGGCAGCTACGAATGCGTGTTCGACGATTGGCAGAAGGAGGTGGCGAAGGTGCTGGGGCAGCCGTTCAAGGGCACCACGGAGCACTGGAGCGGAAACCGCCCGGACACCGAGCAGACGTTGCATTCGGTGGGGAAATTCTTGCAGGAATACTCGGTGTGCGCCGCGGTGGAAGCGGCGACGATGGCCGGGTATTCGGTGCTCGGGCATTCGACCGATGCCAACGGGTGCGTGCAACTGCAAATCTCCGTGGACTGAAACCCGCCCGCCCTTGACTCCCGCCCTCTCATCTTCCGATCCGAATTCTCATGAAGACCATAACCGTTACCATTGATCAGGTAGGCCGCCCGAAAATCGAAGCAAACGGCTTCGCGGGTTGCGGATGCACGGACGCTACCCGTCCGATTGAAAACGCATTCTCCACCAATCCCGCCGACAAGGTGGTGGACGTGAAGCCCGAGATGCACCAAGGCGGGGAGATGGAACACCATCTCTACCAGCAGTAACCCTTTCTCGCCCGGCCCCCCGGAGACAACACAGTGAACGCGGGGAGGGGTAACACCCTCCAGAACCCCCCGGAATCCCCCTCCCCGCTTCACCCTTCCCTTTCCCTTTTCCTTTCCACACCAACCGCCAAACCACCATGAACACACAGCTTATCACGATCGCCCCGGACGGATCGATTTCCGGACTCGACTTCAAACGCAAGGGTCTCGACCTGCGACAATTCGGACACGCCGCGACGCGCCGCATCTCGGAGGTGGAGTGGGATGAGGAGCGCCAGAAATGGCGGGTGGTGTTCCTGATGGGGGGATGGGCCGGTGACGTGGCCACCGCGGAACATTGCGTGCGGGTGGGGTTGCCGCTGCCGGGGTCCGCAACGCTGGCGGACGGGGCGGTCAAGCCAAAGAACATGCTCATGTTCACCGATTATGAAGACGCGGTGGCATTTGAAATCACGATTGTGCAGGCCGCGCGCCTGTCCGGGAATGCCGCCCTTGTAGGGAACGCCTGAACTTCACCCTGAACCACATTAATCCGATGAGTCCTGAACGATTTCTTACCTGCCTGAACCTGCTTATCTTCGCCGCTGCGGGGGCTACCTTGGTCTTTTTTATCCGTGATGCGAACGCGCTCGCGAGGGTGAGTCCGGAAGCGGGAAAAGCCGTGTGGTCCTTGTTCTGGTTCATGATTGCGGTTGCCAATCTTCCCTCCTACCCGCGCCGATGAAAACGCACCTGATTCATTTCGTTCCGGAAATCGACCTGTCCTTGACCCATGCCGAAATGGCCCTGCTGTGGGCGTCGGCAAACGTTCATCCCGCCGCAAGGGAACACGCCGGGTTCTTCGGGCACATGCTGATCCGGCAGAAGGACGGGGGTGAGGCGTGCGAGCACCGGCTGACACAGGCTCAGGTGACGCTGTTGATCGAGGTGCTGGAAGGGCCTAAACTGCATGCCGACGAGGAAACCCTGAATGATCTGCACCGGCTTAAAATCGACCTTTACGGGGCGCTGGAGGCGATGGCCGCAATGGAGGGGACGATTCCCGCCGTGGAGGCTGCACCGCCTGCGACCGACTCCTCCACCCGGAAGGGGTAAGAACAACCGTTCCGGGAAACATTGCACTGACAACCGACCGAATATCAACCGACCGAACCACCATGAAAATTCAACTCGACTCATCCGCACTCACGACCCTGATGGAGGCCGCGGGGCCGGAATTCATCGTCGAAATCACGCAGGCCGTGGCCGATAACTTTTCCCGCCGCTACCTGCATTCGCTGGCGTCCGCGCCCGAAATCAAACAATCTCTGGAGAGAGCCCGGACGGCGGTGAACGATGCCGTGAGGGAGGAATTCATGAAAATGTTCGGGAGTCTAGACACCCGGACCTACCTCGGGAACGTGCGGGTGAACCTGCGACCGGAGGTCAAGGAGGCGATCCGGGGACACGCGCTCGAATGCTACCAGACCGACCTGCGCGAGGCGGTGAAGGAGGAGGTGGGGAGACTTTCCCGGGAAGTGATCGAGGACCGGGTGAACAGGCGGCTGGAGCGGCTGATGGACGAGGAGATCAACGAACGCGCGCAGAAATTGTTCAACGCGAAGCTCGCGGAATTCCGCCGGGCTGCGGATGCCGCAACCGCGACGTGAGGATTTCCCGCCGGGTGCTTGGCGGTGCCCGGAGGGGGTTGACAGTGGAAAGACAAAACGCCCGGTTCCCTTTGGCGGGGAACCGGGCGAATTGCTCTCTGACTAACACGACTCGTGAAGGTTTGCCGGGGCGGCTCGCTGCCTGCGACACCCCGGGACCTGCAAGCGCGGCCACTCTCGGACGGGAGGGGCGGGGGAGGCAAGGCAAAATTTCCTTGAGTCGTCCGGACGGGAACATACCGTAAGGATTCCTGAATAACCGATGAGAAAAACCGATTCTCGGGGAAAGCTGCCCTCCCCGGCGCAATTGCGGGCACGCGCGTGGAGAAAGAAGGCGGAGGGGTGGGCGGAGTGGCTCGATCCGGACGAGCATGCCGTGGCGATGCACGTGCACAATTGCACGGCGGGGATGACGTGCGACGCGTCGGGAATCCTCTGTCCGCACCATTTCACGGAGGGGTTGTTTTACCATGACACGCTGATCGTGCATCCGCCGCGGATCGCGGGGTTGTGCTGGGAACGGGTGAGGGGGTTGCTGGAGACGCTGGTGCGGAGGGGGGCGCTGCACATGGAGGAGGCGGGGGACAGGGACGGGACGCATTTCTGGTTCACGCTGCGATACGGATGGAAGCCGGGGAAACGGGAACAGAAGAGGATCGCCCTTGCACGTGCGCTGGAGCGCGAAGCTTACGGGGAGAAAGGAGAAGGGGAGCGATGATCGCGGAATTCGAGACCAAGGAGGAGGAGCAGGCGTATTTCGGATCGTTCTACAGATACAAGCTGTGGAGCATGCGGATGATCCGCGACTGGTGGCCGCTGCTGACGAACTCGCAGAGGATCGTGCTGACCTTCGTGTTCGACCGCACGATCGGGTGGCGGAAGAGATGGGAGCAGGTGACGTTGCACCACCTGACCCACGGGGTGGAGTCGGAGGACGGGAAGGAATGGATCGGGGGAACGGGGTTGTCGAAACCGACCCTGATCGAGGCGATGCGGGGGTTGCGGGACATGGGGTTGATACTGGACCGGTGGAACCCGCAGAGGCAGCGCAACGAAATCTGCATCGAACTGGAATGGAACCTCGTGGAAGGGGAAACGATCGAAACGAGCCGACATATGGGAGGATTACCGGAACCGAAGAGAGGGCACCGCGGGGGGCGCGGGGCGGGGAATTTTGCAAACCGTGCAAAGCCCGGAAGGGGGGAAGGGGAGGTCCCGGAAGGGGGGGAGGGTGTAAAGAAACCTTACCCTGCGGGTGTAAAGAAACTTTACCCTAATAATAAGAAAGGGAAAAACCATAGGTTGAATGCTACGCATTCAACGGGTTCCCCGGGGGAAGGGGAGGCTCCGGGGACGGAGGGGGAGACCCCTGCCGATGCCGATGCAGCACCCGCTGCCGCCCTTGCCGATGTCGCCGCATCCGCTCTTGCCCGCACGCGGGAACGCCGGGAGGCGAAAAAGGGGAAGGGAGGAGCCGCGGGGATCGCGGCGGTGTGGGACGACGCGGTGCGTGCCGCCTTGCCCGATGCGCCGCGGGTGGCGGTGACGAAGGCGGACGTGGCAATCCTCGGGAAATATGCCCGCCGTTTCGCTGCCGCGAATCCCGCGACGCCGTTCGCGGAATACGTGGGGTGGTGCGTAGGGTGGTGGGCGGTGATCCGCGCGCAGGAGTTCGGGTGGATGCGGGACGGGGGGCCGGAGTTGCCGTCGATCCGCTTTCTCGTGAAGTTCTCGGACCGGTTCGAGCAATGCCACGCGCACCGCGCCGCCCTTGAGCAGAGGGCCGCGATGACGGCGAGGGAACTGGAGATCGACCGCAGGGTGCGGAGGGGGCAGACGCGGGACGCCGCGGAGCTGGAGGTGGACAAGGTGGACGCGCTGCGCCGGGAGCAGCGGAAGTTGGAGGATGCGCGGAGGGCGCTGGCGCAGGAGCGCAGGATGGGGGAGGCGGCGTCGGCCCGGAGAGCGGAGGCGGAACGGCGGAAGGCGGAACTGCGGGAACGCCGGGAACGCATCGACGTTGCCCGCCGCCGCGCCGCGGAATCGCCCGATCCGTCCGGGGCCGGGGGCTTCGGAACGTGGGATTAGACGGAAACATTGCAAGGCTGCCGGGGTGTGACCATGATTGGCACATGCCCGTTGAACGGAACACCCGACCGAACCCGACTCACCGATGATCGAACCGACCGAACCGAACGAAACGACGAAGCCATTGGCCGGACCGCGCAACCTGCTGCCGGATTCGGACGTGGAGAAGATGCTGGAGAACGCGGGAATCCCGCGCCGCTGGAGGGGGAAGGAGTGCACGCTGGCGGGGCTCGGGACGGAGCCCGCGAAACTGCTGCGCCAGTGGCTGGAGGGAGGGGAGCACCGGGAGGTGACGGGGAGGGTGCTGGACGTGGGGCAGGACTCGCGCGAATCGCTGGACCTGTGCATGCGGCTGGCACGGGGGATGGTGCTGACCGGGTGCGGGGTGCGGGTAATGTCCATCGTCGCCTTGCTCGACCTGATACAGGGAGGGGAGGACGAGAGGGGGAGGACGATGGCGGAGCTGCTGAACGTGTCGTGGTTGATGGTGCTGGGGGTGATCGACGCGTGGTCGCCGGAGAACGCGCCGTTCAAGGGGGAGGACAAGTTGCGGCTGGACTGGTTCATGCGCCGCTGGCTGATCGACGGGAGGAACCTGATCTTGCAGGGGGACAGGGCGATGGCGGAGGACCGGTTCTGGTCGCAGGGGCTGCGCTCGCTGGCGAACGGGGCGCTGGTGCTGCCGCCCGTCTTTCCCCCTCGGAACGACTCCCGCACCTTTCACGATACCGCACCTAGATGAGCACGCTCGGGAATCAATTCCTGCGCGCGGTGGTGGATGCGCAGGACACGGCGGCTTTCCGGCGGACGCAACGGCGTCTGTTCGTGGAGGCGGAGGTGCCGGTGTATGACGCGGTGATGGCGCACGTGATGGCGCACGGAAGGGTGCCGTCGCTGTCGGCGCTGTCGGTGGCGGGGGTGACGCTGCCGGAGGCGAGGCACGACGAGCCGGTGTCGTGGTTCGCGGAACGTCTCAGGAACCGGGCGGCGTGGGGGGCGATGAACGAGAGGCACCCGGCGTTCGTGCAGGCGATGCGCGACAAGGACGTGGTGCAGGCGGAGGCCGTCGCCGCGGAGATGCTGGCGGAGGCGCGCGCGATGCTCGGGGCCGGGGGGTCGTATTCGTCGTTCGCGGCGGAGGCGGAGGCGATCGGGGCGCTCTACCATTCGGCCAAGATGCACACGGGGTTGATGGGGGTGACGATGCGCTGGCCGACGCTGAACGCGCTGACCGACGGGGCGCAAGGGGGGGACGTGATCGCGCTGGTCGGGAGGCCGGGGGAGGGGAAGTCGTGGAACTTGCAGGAACTCGCCCTTGCCGCGCATGAGGACGGGTTGGAGACGGCGGTGGTTTCGATGGAGATGGGCGTGCGGCAGTTGTGCCGACGCATGATCGCGCGCAAGATCGGGGCGAATCCGCGGGACATCAAACGGGGAACGCTGCCGCACTGGGCGGAGGGGGATTTGTTCGGGGCCATCGCGGAGTTGACCGATGCCGCCCCGATGCACGTGCTGGCGGGGGACATGCAGAAGGAGGTGGGGGGAATCGAGAGCATGCTGGACGACCGCAACGTGTCCGCCCTCTACGTGGACGCGGCTTACCTGCTGTCGCCGTCGGCGAGGATGTCGAACGGGGTGTCGAAGTGGGAGACCATCGGGCAGGTGATCAAGGAATTGAAGCAGCTTGCGGTGAGGAGGGACATCCCGGTGTTCATCACGGTGCAGTTCAACCGGAACCAGAAACGCAAGGCGTCCCGGGAAATGGACCTCGGGGACATCGCGGGTTCGGACTCGATCCCGCAGGACTGCTCGATAGTGGTGGGTATCAGGCGGGGACCGGCACCGTTCGACGAGGTGATCCGGGAGCATCACGTGCTCAAGAACCGGGAGGGGGATGCGGGGAAATACAACGTCAATTTCCGCTTCCAGCCGGTGAATTTCGACGAGGTGGAACTGGAGGTGACGGAGAACGGGAACGCTTCGGCGGGAGCGCCGTCGGCATCGACCGACTGGATGGTGTAGGCAGGAATATGCACACTTTGCAAAAAGGCACGAAACGGAACGACACGATGAAAAGAAGAGCAAGCAAGCACATCAATAGCGTGGGTAATCTGGACGATCCGGACGTGGTGTTCGTGTGCGATTCGCCGTGGCAACAGGTGTGGGACGAAGGGGGGGTGATGACCGGACCGCAAATGGACATCGTGCGGGAGGCGTGCGCGGGGGCCGGGTTGAAGGGGAACCGCTGCGCGTTCATCACCTGTTCCCCGCCGATTCCGCCGGAGGCGGCGGCGACGGACGCGAGGACGAGGGATTTCCTCGCCTTGCACGCGGAGGAGTTCGCGGAGGAGTTGGGGCGCTTGCTGCCGACGGCGAAGCTGGTGGTGCCGTTCGGGAAAACCGCGCTGCGGATGGTGGCGGGGAAGTCGGTGGAGATTTCCAAGTGCCGGGGCACCGTGGGGAGGTTCGCGAACGCGGGGGAGGTGCCGGTGCTGCCGTTGTTCTCGCCCGCGCACGTGTTGCGCAAGCCCGAGGTGAGGGGGGTGTTCGAGTCGGACTTCGGGCAGATACGGGCGTTGCGGGAATCGGGCTGGGACGGGACGATCTTCGAGCGTTCGATCGCGGGGGCGCACTACGAGTGGGTGACGGACCTGTCGCCCTTGCTCGCGGAGAGGCCGAAGCGGCTGGCCTTGGACACCGAGACGCTGGGTTACGAGTGGCGGCACGGGAGGCGCATCCTGACGGTGCAATTGACGTGGAAGAAAGGGCACGCGTGGGTGGTGCCGTTGCAGCGGGGTTACTTCAACAATCCGGAGTTGCGGGGGGAATCGACCCGGCACCTGCCCTTGTTGTCGAAGGTGGACGTGCGGAGACTGGAAGGGCAGTTGCGGGAGCTGCTGGGGGACCCCCGGACCAAGGTGGTGGGGCACAACCTGAAATACGACCTCCACCACCTGCGCAACCACGGGATCGAGGTGGCGAACTGGTATGCGGACACGATGCAGTTGGCGTTCCTCGCGGACGAGAACATGCTGTCGAAGTCGTTGGACGATTGCGCCCGGCGCTGGGTGCCGGAGCTGGGGGGGTATGCGGACGCGTTCAACACCGATCCGGTGCATCAAGGGAAGAGCAGGATGGATCTGGTGCCGCACGACAAGATGATCCGTTACGGGGGCGGGGACACGGATGCGTGCTTCCGCCTGTGCGAACGGTTGGTGGAGCTGGGGATGCAGGACGAGCGGCAATGGACCACGTTCCGGCGGGTTCAGATGCCGGGGTTGAGGACTTTTTTCGAGATGGAACGGAAGGGCATCCGGATCGACCGCGACGCGCTGCGCGAACTCGGGACGGTGCTGGCGAGGCAGGAGCAGGAGATGTATCAGTCGCTGATGCGGCAGGCCGCGGCCAAGGCTCCCGCCGTGCTGCGCAGGCACGAGGCGGCGGGGTTGTCGTTCACTCGGTCGGCGTTCACGGCGGACCTGTTGTTCTCGACCGACGGGTTCAAGTTGAAGCCGATCGTGTTCACGGACGGGACCAAGAACCTGCCGGACGAGGAGAAGATACCGAGCACGAGCACGAAAACGCACCTGCCCTTTTTCGACCATATCCCGTTCGTGGCGGAGTTGATCGAATACCAGCAGGTGCAGAAGATGCGCAGCACCTACGTGGGATTGCCGGGAGGGGAGGAATCCGTGCTGCTCAAGCGGACGGCGAAAGGGAAGGTCAACGCGGCGGTGGTGCGGTTGTTCCGGGAGGCGGGAAGGGAGGATGAACTGCCCCCGGCCAAGACCGTGCCGGTGCGGTCGCGCAACCGGATGATGAAGATAGAGCCGGTGAAGGCGGAGGTGGTGGCCTCGGTGACATCGCCGAAGGGGGGGTTCCGGATCGACGTGGACACGGCGGGGGATTGCTGGAAGGTCGGGCAACGCGAACCGACCGGGTTCTGGCAGTATCTCGGGGAGGGTCTGGAGGGGGACATCATCCATCCTTCGTTCCGTCTGGACAATACGGTGACGGGCCGCTCGTCGTCGCAGAATCCGAACGCGCAGAATTTCCCGAAGCGGGGGAAGCTGGCGAAGGCATACCGGAAAATCTTCAAGCCCCGGCCCGGGTTCGTGTTCATCGAGTGCGACCTTTCGCAGGCTGAACTCCGGATCGCGGCGTGGATGGCGAACGATCCGGTGATGCTCCGCATTTACCGCGAGGGCGGGGACATCCATACGATGATCGCGGCCCGGTCGATGGGACTCACGGACGGGGCGTTCGCGGAACTTCCCGCGGAGGAACGCAAGGCGGCGCGGCAGAAGGCGAAGGCGGTGAACTTCGGGTTCCTCTACGGGATGTGGTGGAAGAAATTCAAGAATTACGCCAAGACGCAATACGGGGTGTCGCTGACGGACCGGGAGTCGGAGAAGATGCGGGAAATGTTCTTCCGCACGTTCCCGGCGCTGGAGGGGTGGCACACGGACATGAAGGCGTTCGTGAACCGGCACGGGTTCGTGCGTTCGTTGCACGGGGCGTTGCGGCGGTTGCCGGACATCAACTCCAACGACAAGGGGGTGCAGCAGGAGGCGGAGCGGCAGTCGGTGAACTCGCCCGTGCAACGCTTCGCGTCGGACGTGGGGATCATGGCGATGGCCAGGTTCGGGAGGGATTGCCCGTGGGACGACATGTTCCCGGTGGCGTTCATCCATGACGCGCTCGTGGTGGAGGCGAGGGAGGAACGCGCGGAGGAGTGCGCGGCGGCAATGAAATATTGCATGGAGACGGTGCCGTTGGAGGCGTGGTTCGGAATCGTGCCGCCCTTGCCTATCGTGGCGGACGTGAGTATCGGAACCTCGCTGGGGGAGATGGAGGAGAGGCCGGACATCGTGGCCGCGATGCCCGCGTGGTTCCGTCCGGAACTCGACCTTGCGCCCCCGGCGGGGAGTGTTTTGCAAACCGTGCAAAATCGCGGGTGACGCAAAATCTTGCTAAACGAAATCCGGTATGCTACGCTGCCCTCGTCCTTTGCAGGAAACCAAATAACCGATCATGAGTGCTCAACCTGTCCGCAAACGCCGTGTCCAAGTCGAAGCTCCCGCCGTGCCGCAGGAAATCCGGGACAAGGCGGTGAAATTCTACACGGAAAACCTCGCCGCGAACGCCGCCCTTGCCTTGGCCGCGAAGAGTCGCAAGGAGCTGCTGGCCGCGATGAACGCCGCCGGGCTTTCGAGCGCGCAGATCGAGGGACTGGTGAACAACAAGCTCCAGACCCTCGACGTGACGGTCGCCCCGTCCGTGCGTCAGGTCGTGTCGGTGCCGGTGCTGTCCAAATTGACCAGCGTGGACGTGCTGGTGGAGGTCTGTTCCGCGTCGCAGGAGTCGGTCCGGAACGCGCTGGGGGAGGCGGTGTTGCAACAATGCCTCGTCACCGTGGAGGGGGAGGTGAATGTCTCCGTGAAGGTGCCGAAGGCGTGAGCCTTGCCTGTTCCGACGAAACATTGCACCCCTTCCGTAGCCATCTATCCGCCCATGCCCGTGAAACCATCGACCAAACCCTCCCGTCCCGATCCCGTTGCATCGTTCGTGTCGGACGTGACCCGTCTGCTGCTGCCGGTGACCCCGGGGGAGGTGAGGGACCCGGCGCGGCTGGTCCGCTTCGTGCAGGACGTGATCGCGGACGCTCCCCTTGCCGGACATCACGACCACGGAACCGGGCACTGGCACTCGGTGCTGCGGAACGGGTGCAGGCTGTGCCCGGAGACGGGAGAAGGAGAGGGGATGGACGGGGACCGTGCCAAAATCCGCGCTACGGTGGGGTTGTTCGCGCTGTTCCATGACTGCCGCCGCACGCACCCTTACGCCGATGTGTCGCACGGGGCCTTGGCGCAGGGCTACCTGCTGTCTCTCCGCAACGTGCTCCGTTCACTCGGGGTTCCGGACCGGGTGGTGCTCGCCGCGGGGTGGGCGTGCGCGTGGCATACCGTGATCGACAAGCCGCGGGAGAGTGTGTTGTTCGGGGCCGTGGACCTGCGCATCGCGGGACGGAAGATGCTGCCGGGTTGGAAGCCGTGGTGGTTCGATGCCATCGGAACCTGCCTCGACGCGGACCGGCTGGATTTGCCCCGGGTGGGGATCGCGCCGTCGCCGGAATACCTGTGGACGGACAGGGCGAAAGAAGAGGCAAGGAACAACACCGCCCTTCGCGGGGCGAAAGCGGAATGAGCTTGCAGGTCTACATGGTCAGGCCGGTGATGGCGTTCCGCTCGGAATTTCCCGTTGTCGCGCACGTGCGGAGGTGGGTGGACCCGGGGGCCGCGCTGGCGTTCGAGGCGGAATCCTTGGAGGATGCGGAGCGGATCGCGTGGAACCGGTTGCGGGGAAAATTCATACCCAAGACCCCGGCGTTGCGGGTAGCGGGGCTGTGCGTGGTCGAAATGGAGGGGGAGGAAGCGGAGATCGCGCGCGCCGCCGTGCGCGGGGCTGCTCCGGCCCCGCCGGGGCCGGTGGAAGAGGGGAATTCAGGAACGGAGGAAACCGGAACCGGGGACGCGGAATGAACGAAGGAAAACTGCGCTTCATCATGGGGCAGCTCGGGGTCGAGATCTTGCACGTGAACGACAAGGGGTGGATGGTGGCGAGGTGTCCGCTGGCCCCCTATACGCATGACCGTGCGATTGACCGCACCCCGTCCTTCAATGTCCGCGCGTCGGAAAACAAGCTCTCCGGATTCCATTGTTTCCAGTGCGGTGAGTCGGGCCGGATTTCTAAGCTAATCAACAAGCTGGGGCATTACCGGGAGGAGGATTATGCGCATTTGGCGTTGTTGGCGGAGATGGCGGAGACGCCGGAACATTTCGGGGAGTTCGAGGAGGACGAGCGGGTGGTGGAGGAGCCGGAATTGGACAAGCTGGTGTATCTGACCATGTATCCCCTGCCTTATGAGGAGAGGGAGGCGAGGGAGTATCTGGAGCGGCGCGGGATCGGGAGAGATACCGCCCGCTTGCTGGAGTTGCGGTATGACCCGGAGAAACGACGCATCCTGTTCCCGGTGTTCGATTGGCAGCACGGATTGAAGGGGTTTTCGGGGCGGACGATCATCCCGGACGAGCGCAGGCCGAAGCATGTGCCGAAGGTGAAGGACTATGTGGGGATGAAAAAGGAGCGCGTCGTGCTGGGGGAGCACCTGATCCAGACGGAGCATCCGTTGCTGGTAGTGGAGGGGTTGTTTGCCTATGCGCACGTCGTGGAGGTGGGGGCGAGGGAGTTTTGCAACCCGGTGGCGACGCTGGGGTCGGCAATGTCTCGGACGCAACGGAATTTGATCGTAGCGTGGGACAGGCCGGTCATCATGTTATACGACGATGACGCGGCGGGGGACAAGGGGTTGTTCGGGAATCTGGATCGCGCGGCGGGGAAGCATGAGGGGGGAGGAGCGATTGACTTGTTGAAGATGCATGTGCCGGTGGGGGTGGGAATGTTCCCGAAGCGGACCGGGGACCCGGACGATCTCACGACCGGGGAATTGCGACGCATCGTGACGCGGGGGACCGAATGGAAATAGACGGGGAAGCAAGGAAAACTTGCGTAACAAAACCCGATCTACTACGTTCGCCCTACATGTCCGACGAACACCCAACCGAAGCCGTCCGCGCCATGATCCGGGGCGTTTTCGGAAGCTGCGAAGACTTCGAAGACCGTCCTTGCGCGGTGGCGGTGGTGGAGTTGCCCGGGGGTGCGGTGATGGTGGCGATGGAGGACAACGGGTGCGTGGTGGTGCCCGATTTGCGGGAGTTGTCGGTGCTGCGGCTGGTCGCGGCTGGATTCGACTACTTCACCGCGGAGAGACTTTCGGTGTGGCTGGCCGGGACAACTTTGCAAACCGTGCAAAGCTCCGGACCGGAGACACCGTTGATGGAAAGCAGCGAGGCTGCATCGAACCGCCCCGGAGGGGCATTGAAAGAAGAAACAAACCAAACGACACAGGACAATGGCCAAGAATAACAGGGACGACGAAGAGTGGGGGCAGACCGGACAAGCCGCCCTTGAACGCATGAACCGTGCCGACGAGGAACATGCCAAGCGGAAGGCCCGCGGTTTCATGCCGCTGCGCTTCTGGTTGAGCAACACGCCGGAGGCGATCAAGAAGGGGGACAACGAGTGCGAGCTGGTGATCCTCGACGATTGCGTGGTCTCGGACAAGCCGGGGAAGGGAGCCATCCTGATCCGGGAGCACAACCTGCAAGGGCCGGACGGGAAGTGGGGGAATCACGAATCGTGCGCCGCCGATTTCGACGATTGCCCGATTTGCGCCAAGACGGGCAAGGAGGGATATCACATCCTGTTCCTGACCGTGCTGGTGTTGAAGCCGTGGGAATCGAAGGACAAGAAGAGATCGTCGGAGTATTCCAAGATGCTGCTGCCGATTTTCCTCAGCCAACGGGACACGTTCCTCGACCTCCAGAAACATGCGCTCAAGAGCAGGGGCACGATGCGGGGCATGAAAATCCGCTTGCGCCGCGGGAAGGACTCCAAGCGGTCGATCGGGGAACCGGTGCTTATGGAGGACGGGAACATGTTCAAGGTCATGTCGGAGAAGTGGCTGGAGAAATGGTTCGGCCACGAGGCGGTGATTTCCCGCGACGGCAAGACCGTGCTCAAGGAGGCGAACGAGGACATCCAGCCGTTCGACTACAAGAAATTGTTCCCGAAGCCCGACGTGGAGGAGTTGCGCGAGCGATTCGGGGGCAAGACCCGGGCAGGCTCGAAGCGTGAGTTCGAGGAGGAGTTCCCGGACCAGCAGACGAACCGCGTGGGTGGTCGCCGCCGTTTCGACGATGACGACGATGACCCGGAGGACGACATTCCGGGGAACGCCGGGGCTGCGGCCAAGAAGCAGGGCGCGAAGGGGCGCTTTGCGGACGACGAGGACGAGCCCGAGGAAACGCCTGCCGCCGGGAGGGCCGGTAAGGCGGACGCGGACGAGGGGGACGATGATCCGCCCGTGCGCTCGCGCCGCCCGTCAACGGCGAGGGAGGAAACCGGGGATGCGCCGGTCCGTTCCCGCCGGACGGGGGGCACAGCCGCTGCATCCGCTGCGAAAGAACCGATCGGGGACGATGATCCGGACGACCCGGACGCCGACGATGGCTGGAACGACTGATCCGCCCTTGACCGCTTGAACCGACCACGGGGGAACGCACGATGAAACGAGTGAACTGCAAGGCAACGAACGCCACGTCCGGAACCACGCCCGGAACCGCACGGGTGGGGGCGATGGTGGGGTTGCCGCTGGAATGGTTTTCCCGCGAGGAAGCCATCCGGCTGAGGAAGTCGTTGACGTGCACCCCCGTGGTTTCGTCGGTGGCGCTGTCGTATGGACCGCCGCCTGAACCGATCGAACAATACCGGGTGGACCGGGATGCCGGGGTGGTTCACGTGCCGCTGTGCACGGGGTTGAGGTGGCTGCGGGAGAACCGGAAGCCGTGGGTGGACGAGCGGGTAAAGGGGGAGGACCTGACCTATCCGCGCGGACCCCGGGCGAGGGACGAGGGGCAACAGGAATTCTTCAATGCGCTGCTTGCGGGAATGCTGTTGCAGTGGACGCCGGAGGGGGAGGGAGGGGTGTTCGCGCAGGCTCCGACGGGGAGCGGCAAGACCGTGGCGCTGCTGTGGTGCATTGCACGGGTGGGGAAACCCGCGCTGGTAATCGTGCCGTCCGTCGAACTCGCCCTTCAATGGAAGCAGGAGGCGATGGACAAGCTCGGGTTGGAGGACGCGCAGGTGGGGATCGTGGGAGGTGGGTCGAAGACGGGATGGAAGGGGAAGCATCTCGTGGTGGCGGTGATCAACTCGGCGGTGAAACAGGGGGAGGAGTTTTGCAAATCGTTCGGGATCGTGGGATGGGACGAGGGGCACAGGGTCCCCGCCAACACGTTCTCGCGCTCCTTGACCATGTTCCCGGCGGCAATCCGGGTGGTGTTGTCCGCGACGCCGGAGCGCAAGGACGGGATGCACGTGATGATCCATAACGCGGTGGGGGAGGTGTCGGTGGCTTCCAAGGTGAGGGTGATGCCGCTGGTTTACATGGAGACGAATTACCGGGATACCCGTGCGGTGAAGTGGGGGGATCTCCAACTGTCCCGGATTCTCACGCTGATTTCCAAGGACGAGGTGCGGAACGGATGGATCGGGAGGAAAGCCGCGGAGCTGGTGCTGCGCGAGGGGCGTTGCGTGCTGGTGCTGTCGGACCGGATCGAACAACTCTACCGGATCGAACAACACGCCTTGCGCGCGGGGGTGCCCGCGGAGGCGATCGGGACTTTCGCCGGGCAGCAGGTGACGGGCATTTCCAAGCAACGCGGGCGCAAGGTGGTGGAAGGGGGGGAGGTATCGCGGGAGGCCCGGAAGAGGATCAAAACCGACGAAGGGGTGCGGTTGATATTGGCGACGTTCGGGAGCATGAAGGAGGGGGTGGATATTCCGCGCATAGATGCCGGGATCGAGGCGATGCCGAAATCCACCGCGGTGCAGGCTTGCGGACGCGCCCGCCGATACATGGAAGGGAAGAGGACTCCCGTGTGGTATTCGATTGTGGATACGGGGGTGCCGATGCTAAAAGGATTCGCTTCGGCCCGGAGGAAAGAACTGACCCGGGCGAAGAATGTCACTTTCAAACTCATACCGGACATCGAATGAGATCTAAACTGGAGCAAGCCGCGAGTCGGATCAAAACGGAACAAGCCAAGGTGCCGTATCATCTCGGTCCGGCGTATAAGTCGGCGCGCCGCGCGCGCTATCAGGAGGACGAGGAATATCGCCAGAGGTGCATCGAGACCGCGACGGAACACCGCCGGAAGGTGATGCGGGAGTCGCCGTCGGCGAGGGAATACCGCGATACCGTGACCGGGAACCTGTCCCGCATGGAAGACTTCGGGACGTGGCACGCGATCCGCGTTCAGGTGGGCCGGAAGCCGTCGCATACCAGCGGGGTGACGTTCAGCACGAACCAGATCGCGCGCCTGATCGCAAGACGACCGGAGGCGGTGGCCGGGTGGCAGGACAGGGGGCTGTTCCCCGAGCCCAGGCACGCCGTGCTGGACGAGAACGGGAAGGAGACCGGGCGACGGGTCTATACCGCGGAGGAGGCAAGGAAACTCGCCCTTGCCGCCAAGAAGTGGTTCTACGGGAAGAGCACGCACCTTGCGTCGCAGGGGCCGAAGGCGGTGGCGGAATTCCACGCCGCTTGCTGCTGATCCCGACGGGAACCGCTTTGCATGCTTTGCAAAAATCAACCGACCAAACAGACAACCGATGAACGAGGATGAACCGAACCAAACCCCGGTGCGCTCGCGCCGTGCGCGTGCCGCGGGGGCAGTGAACCGGCACGAGGGTGCCGCGACCGTGGAGACGGAATTGAAAACCCCGGACGTGGAGCGCCCGTCCAAGACCCGCGCGCTCGCCCTTCCGGTCGAGGGTCTGCCGCCCGATCCGGCCTACGTGACGATAGGCGCGGGGTTCATGGAGAATCTCGGTAACTATGAATCGCTGCGGATTTATGCCTCCGTGACCTTGCCGTGCGACAACACGCGGAGCGCCATCGTGAAGGCGAAGGACCGGGCACTCGCCTTGGTCGAGGAGTTCGTGGAAGACGAACGCCGCGCGATGCTCCAGACGAGGAGTTGATGCTCCCCGTTTCTACCTGCTGCCCCCCGCCCTGCCCTGTAACCCCCCGAACCACCCTATACCAGCCCAACTAAAATGCCTGCGAAGAAAGCCGCCAAGAAGACCGCGACGAAACAAGCCAAGGGGAACGACGCGCCCGTCCGTTCCCGCACCGGAGGGGGAGGGGAGCTAGCCCGACTGAGGACGGAGATCAATGCCAAGAAAGGACCGGACACGGTGATGACGGGGAACACCCTGCCGCCCGCGCGACATATCCCGACCGGATCGTTCCTGTTGGACCTTGCCACGATGGGGGGAATTCCGGAGCGGCAGGCGACGATGCTTTATGGTTACGAATCGTCGGGGAAGACCGCGGTGCTGATGCGGAACATTGCCGAGTTCCAGCGAAAATATCCGAAGCAGGTCGCGGTGCTGATCGATGCGGAGCACATGTATGATCCGCTGTGGGCGGCGCAGTTGGGGGTGGACACGTCCCGATTGGAGGTAGCTAGGCCGGAGACCGGGGAGGAGGCGGTGGACGTGTTCATCGCCATGATGGAGTGTCTGGAGGTGGGGTATATTGCGCTGGATTCCGTGCCTACGTGCGTGCCGCAGGTGGTGGTGGAGAGGTCGGCGGAAGACGACACGATGGCTTCCCTTGCCCGGTTGATGGGTAAGTTCTGCTCCAAGGTGTTGACGACGTGGGGTAAGGAGCGCAAGCGGGGGCACTATGTCACGGTGGCGTATATCAACCAGTTCCGGTCCAAGGTGGGGCTGGTGTTCGGGGACCCGCGAACGCTGCCCGGTGGCAGGCAGATCAATCACTTGCCGACGACCAAGATCGAACTCAAGGGGGACGAGGTGATGGGGGAGGACTCGGTGGGAAACAACGTCTCGCTCCACAACAAAATGACATTCAAGGTGACGAAGGCCAAGAACGGCTGTTCGATCCGCTCCGGGGAGGTGATGATGGTCATGTCGCCCGACAACGAGCACGGGATGCCGACGGGGGCTTACGACGATTACAAGACCGTGTTGGTGTATGCGCAACGCTTCGGGCTGTTGACGGGGGCGGGGGCGAACTACCGGTTGGACCTGCTGGGATATGCCAAGATGAAGCTGGGGGACATCGAGCGCGCGCTGCGGCGCGACCAAGGGAAATTCGACCGGCTCAAGGCGTGCATGATCGTCATGCAACGCGTGTCCAAAAACCTGCCGCCCTTGCCGCCCGACAATTTTCTCGTGGGACCGGGAGTGACGGTGCCTGCCGAATTCATTGCCGTCGTGGTGAGGGACCACGAGCGTAAGAAAAACGCCGAATCGCCTCCCGCGCCCGCGGTGGAGGAAGATGACGGCTTCGACGATAGCGACGAAGAGGACGAAGCGGCTTGAACCCCTGACGGGAGGATACTGCCGTGCCTGAGAGAGACATTCCCTTGTCGCAGCTATTCGAGCTGGTGGAGAAGCCCAAGAAGGGTATTTGCGTGGTCAAATACTGCCGGAAGAAGCGTGCGGTCACGAGCACACTGTGCGCGATGCACAAGATGCATGCGTTCCGGATGCGCAACCCGTTGCTGGCGACCTACCTCCGGTTGCGGGACGGGGCCAAGCGCCGGGGGCTGGAGTTCGGATTGACGCGCGAACAGTTCCGCGAGCTGTGCGAGATCACCGGGTATCTGGAGGGGAAAGGAACGAGCCCGTTGTCCATGACGCTCGACCGGATCGATGCGCGGAGGGGATATGTGCCGGGAAACTTGCAGGTGATGACGTTGCGGGACAACGTGGCGAAGGGGAACCGGGAGAGGGAAATCACGTTCCGGGACGGGATACGGATTCCGTGGACGGAGATTTCGGTGCAGGCCGAACTGTTCAATGCCCGGGAAGTCGAACGGAGGAAAAGCTACGTGGTGTATTTCCGGGGGGAGGAGCGAACCGCCCCGCCCTTGCCTGACATGCAGGGGAGACATTGGCTGGACGATGATGCCGGTGATGATACAGGGAACGAACCGTTTTGAAGCTATGAACGAGGATTACCGATCGAGACGTGGACTGGCCGTGCCGAAAAGGGAGCGCGGGGTGAAAACGGTGTCGCATGTGCGGGCACCGAAGCAGGAGAGGGCAATGGCCGAGAGGCTGGGGGGCAGGTGCACGCCCGCCAGCGGATCGCGGGACGTGAAGGGGGACGTGAGGGTGGAGGGGGTGCTGCGTCTGGAATGCAAGAACACGACCAAGCAATCGTTCTCGGTGACGCGGGAGATGATCGAGAAGATCGAGCAAGCCGCGATCAACGCCGGGGAATTGCCCGCGGTGCAGATAGACTTCATCGACGCGCGCGGAAACGTGGAGGCCAGTGTGGCGGTGGTGCCGTGCTGGGTGCTGGACTCGCTGGCACAGGGAAGGGGGGAGGGATGAGTCTTGCCCGCCGCGTGTTGCAGACGATGCGGGAACCCCGGAATCCCGGGCCGCAGAGCGTTCCGGTGCGCTCGCGCCGTCCTGTTTTGCAAACCGTGCAAACCGAGAGTCCCGCCGCCGGAACGGAAGAGGAGGAGGAGGACGAGCCGTGCGTGACGGCGGGATGGGACGTGGAGCAGGCGTTCGTGACCCGCGCCGCCCTTGTGATGGACCGACAGGGGGAGGAGTCCCGGACGGGTAGCGAGCTAATCCACCTGTCTTCCATGCTGGCGAAAGACTGGTGCCCGAGGAGACACGTGTTGGCGGCGCGACACGGGGAACGCCAACTCAAGAGGGTGATGGCTCAGGACCGGATCGTGTGGGAGATGGGACGGGCGGCGGAAAGGCACCTGCGGAACCAGTTCATCGCGTCGCACGGGAGGACTCGGGTGGTGGGCAGATGGCAATGTGCGTGCGAGGCGCTCAAGGTGGACGGAAGGGGGCTGTCTGCCGCCGCCTTGCGTTCGGGCAGGCATCGCTGCGCACGTTGCAACGGGAACCCGATACACTACGGGGAGCTTCCGGTGACGGGGGACAACCTGACGGGTTCCCCGGACTTGCAATTCATTGAGGGTGCCTCGGTGGGGCGGCACGTCACCGAGATCAAATCGATCAACAAGCGGGAATACGACCTGCTGACGGGTCCGCTGCCGGTGCACGTGCTCCAGTTGTCGGGCTATGTGCTGATGCTGCGGGCGGCGGGGGTGGTGGTCGATACAGCCCGGGTGGCGTATGTCTGCAAGGACTACGTGCCGCCGGGAACCAGTCCCTACAAGGAGTATGTGGTGATGCGACCGGGGCTGGAGTTGCCCGCCGCGCAACGGGCCGGGATCGGGCTGATCCAAGAGCAGGCGTCCGCGCTGGGAGCCACGCTCAGGAACTCGGGGCCTTTGCCGCCCCGGCTGACCAAGTGCACGGCTCCGACCGCGACGGCGGCGAAGGGGTGCAGCCAGTGCGCGCTGTGCTTTTCCTTGGACTGAGGCCGGGGACATGCTAGGGCTACCGGAGCAACCGATGAACAGCCAACCAGTGAGGAGCAGGAGATCGCCGCGGGGGATAAAAACGATGGGCATAGACCCGTCCTTGAACGGCACCGCGGTGGTGGCGTGGCAGAAGGAGCTTGACCCGGAACTCTACGGACCCGCGGGGGCGGTGCTGGAGATGCATCTGACTCCCAAGCTCACGGGCATGGAGAGACTGGTGTGGCTGAGGGAGCAAATGCTCGCCATTATCGAGGGGGCGAGACCGGACGTGATCGTGCTTGAGGACTATGCGCTGGGGATAAGGGGGAAGGGACTGATCGGGTCGCTGGAGTTCGGCGGGGTGCTCAGGTTGCTGTTGCACGAATGGTCCCGGATGAGGAACGTTCCGGTGTGGAAGATACCCCCGGCCAACCTTAAACAATTCACGACGGGGAAAGGGAATGCGGATAAGCCGCAGATGGTGATGGCGTGCTATAAGCGATGGAGCTACGATCCGTTGGGGTCGAGTCACGATTTGGCCGACGCCTATGCGCTGGCGCGGGTGGGACACGCGCTGGTCGATCCCTCCGTGAAAACAACACAGGTGGAACGCTCCGCGCTGTCAAAGGCGGTGCGTCTCGTGTAACTGCCCGTATCCCTGAAATTAGGCGATAGGGGGGAATTTTCCTCGGTTAAGAATCAACGAGTTATACCGGTTTCTGCAAAGATTTGCTGCAAACTTTGCAAAATCGACTTGCTAAACGATACCCGGTGCCGCATGCTGTCCCCCGTCAACCGAAACCGCCAATGAAAACCGATCCTGATACTTCCACGTTGTCTATCGCTGCCGACAAGTTCCGTTTGTTCGATTTCACCGATCCGGACAACAAAACCCTCCGCACCTACGCAACCCGCGAGCGACTGAATACCGCAATCGATCGTCTTGCGTCCGGTTTGTTGCAATCCTTTCGCTCCAGCGTGACGCTGGTGCCGCTGTGCACGCCTGCCGGTCGCCATACCGCGCTGTTTATCCTTCGTTCTGACACCGCCCACTTGACTACGTTTTTCGTGAATCGCGGATTCGCGGTCTATGTGGGAGGCTGATCCTTGTCCCCCGTCCGCCCCGGAACTTTTTGCAAACTGTGCATTGCGTTCCGGGGCGGGAGGGAGCCAAGCTCCGCTCCGCAACAAAAACAACCGACCAAAAACAGAGAAATGAAAGCAACTGCCAAGCCTAGCCAACAGATCGAAAATGGCACCGAGGTGGAATTCAAGGGGTATTCGGAACCGGTGGACAAGCCGGTGCTGACCGCCGGAGAACGCGTGTTCATCGTGGGCTTCAACGAGGACGAGGCCACCTATAACGTCGCCAAGACCGCCCGCGGGGCGGGGGTGGAATCCCTGCTCCCGAGCGAATTCGTGGTGATGGGGGCCAAACCCTCCGTGGTGGCCAAGAAAGCCGCGAAGAAAGCGGCGAAGAAAGCCGCCAAGGTCGCGACCCCGGAAACCGAGACGGAGGAGACCGAGGAACATGAACCGCCCGTGGTCGTGGACGGAACCAAGGAATCCGCCGCCCCTTCCGCGAAGCCCGCGGCCAAGAAAGTCGCTGCCAAGAAGGCGGCGAAGAAAGCCGCGAAAAAGGCGGAAACGGTCCCGGTCGTGTTCCAGCCCGTGAAACTGTCCGCCGCCATGAAGGCGGAGGTGGAAGCGGCCAAGGGGAATCTGGTTCAGGCGGCGAAACGCTGCTGCGCCAAGAGCGATGTCATGGACTTCACCCTAGGGGGTTTGCTTGCCAAGATCTATGATGACAAGCTCCACGAGGAGGTGAAGGATGAGGCAGGGAACCAGATGTATGAGGGTTCCAGCGGCTTCGGGGCGTTCTGCGAGGTGTTCATCGGGTGCGGGGGCCGCAAGGCGTTCTACCTGATCGATACGTTCCGCACCTGCCAGCGCCTGAAGATCACGGAGAAAATGGTGGAGGGAATCGGCTGGTCGAAGCTGAAAGAGGCCCTCCGCGCCTTGACCGAGGAAAACGTCAACGAAATCCTGACGCTCGCCCGGTCCACCCCGTATGACCAGTTCCGCACGGCCATGCGCCAGCGGATCGTGGACGCGGGGGACAATGCACACGGGAACCGCAATACCGTGGTGCTCACGTCGATGCGCTTCGCCTTCCACGCCGACAAGGCCGAGGTCGTGAAGGCCGCACTTGACAAGGCCAAGGCGTCGCTCGGCCTCAAGGGGGACGACGTGAAGACGAACTCCGATGCATTCGCGCACATTGTCAGCGAATGGTATCAGATCGCAGAGTAAACCTCGACTCGGGGCGGAGCAGCCGCCATCCTTTAACCGGGATGTCGGCCTCCGCCCGCCCTTTCTTTCCAACCGCTGCCAACCATGCCTGCCAAACGCATCGCCAAGAAAACCGCCGCACGGGAGGTCCAGCCCGATGCACCGACGGACGCTCCTTTGCAGGAGCGCAAGCTGGGGGACACCTACCGTCACGCGGGGTATACCTACCACAAGATGGACCGGGAGGGGGACGTTGCAATGTATGCCGCTGTCCGCCCCGGGGAATCCGCCCCGTTCGCATATGAGGTGTTCATCGTCCAGCACAACCCCGGGGGCTCTATTGCACGGAAAAACCCCAAGCCCGACGAGTCTCCGTATTCCGTGATCGCTCCCGGGGAGAATCCACCCGCCGGGTCGAAATGGGGAATCCTAGGGTGGACGTTCATGGCGTGCGAACTCGATCGTGCCCGGGCACGCTATCAGGCCCTGCTGATCGAAAAGGGCGTGCGCAAATCGGTCCCCGTGCGCTCGCGCCGTCCGGCGTGAACGGGAGGGAATAAAACCGCACGCCCTCCCTTGCTATGGACAGGATCGTGGTGCATACCGACGGCGCATGCTGGCCGAACAACGGGAGAGGAACGGGAGGCTGGGCCTTCGTGGCGGAGTGGGGTGTCCGCCGGGTGACGCGGCACGGGTTTGAACGTCCCTCGACTAACAACCGCATGGAGCTGATGGCGGTGGTGCGCGCGCTCCAATACGTCAGGCTCACGGCGCACCCGCTGGTGGTCCGCACGGACAGCATGTATGTGTTCAACGCGTTGACGGCATGGGGTGCCCGCTGGAGACGTTTCGGCTGGAGAACCTCCGCCGGGGAGCCTGTCAAGAATCGTGAATTGATTGAACCCGCCCTTGCGCTGATCGAACGCCACCGCACTGTCCGACAAATCGATTTGGAGTGGGTCAAGGGGCATGCGGGGGACAAGGGAAACGAACATGCCGACCGTCTTTCGGTGATTGCCCGGCAGCAGTGCACCACCACGTGGACGGAGAATTGCGCGAGGGTGGACGTGGGCTGATTTCTTGCATAACGAAACCCGATGCTCTAACCTGTCACGCACATCACCTGAACCGATATGAAGCGAACCGAATACAAGGCATTGGTCGAACGCATGATGAGGGAGAACCCCCGGATCACGTTGGACGAGGCGGAACACTTGGCCCGCACGCCGTTCCAGCGCGTGGTGACGGGGGTGTTTGAATACCTGCTCATGATCGTCGTATTTGCGGCGCTGGCGTGGGGGTATGCGCTCTTGTTCATTGCAACCTCCGCGCCTTGACACTCCGATGCTATTGGAAAAGGGAAAGACGGAACTTGCTTCCGACGGATCGCTGATCGCGAGTGAGGAGGACCGGGACGAATTGATGAGGCTGGCCGACAGGCTGAAACAGATGCTGGATACCTCGAACAGCACGCCCCTTGCCGCGGAACTGGCCTCGACGTTGACACAGGGGCCGGTGGGAACGTGGGTCCGGCATCCGCTGTGCGTGACGCTCTACATTCCCGGGATGGAACCGATGCTGAACGCCCGGCTTGAGAACGTGCGGGAACTGGTGGACGGTTATTGGGCGAAGGGCAGATGGTCCAATTACGTGTATGCCCATGAACGTCCGTTCCGATTGACCGCCCTGTTGCGGGTGATCCATGACGGATCGCCGAAGGACAGGGAATTGTGGGAGCTGCTGTCGTGGACGTGGAGGGATTCGGAGCATCCGTGGGTCAACCGCCGGATGTGGGAAACGCTTTGGACGATGGATCGTCCGGGAATCCAGTTCGCGACCGCTTACCGTGACCGCAAGGAACTGGCCCGTTTGCACGCTTTGCAAAAGGTGACGGTTTACCGGGGAACCCCGGGGTCGAAGGGCCGGAAGGGGATTTCATGGACGCTGGACAAGGAGCGCGCGAGGTGGTTTTCCCTGCGCTTCGCCACGGCCAAGGAACGTCCGAGGGTGTGGACTCTGGAGGTGCCCGGGGAGATGATCCTTGCCTATCTGACCGACCGGAACGAGGACGAGGTGGTGATCGATCCCCGGTATCTGAACGGGATTCATTCCCGGAAATTCAAGGAGGCGGGAGATGAATAGCAACGTGTATATCGATACCCGCTATGCGGTCCGCAGGGGGGCATGGTGGATGCTGGTAAGGGTGCGCGGAACCTGCGTGCTTCGCGCGATACACCGCACGGAGGCCGACGCATGGGAGGTGTGGGACTTGGAGATTCCGCTGAATGATAGAGACCGGGAATATTCGAGCGCACGCCTGTCCGTGCTGGACGACGTGCATGCGGGGGATGTCACGGTGGCATTCGAGGCAACCCTTTCGTGCCGGTTTGAAATCATAACGGGGGTCAACTTGCGGATGCGCCTGACCCCCCGTGAAACGATACGGGTGCACGTGCTTATGCCTGTGATCGAGACTGTCCGGCAGGAGGGTAGGAGAAAGGAATTTGCTAAGGCAATGCTCTCGCCCCGGGAATCTCCGCGCGCGCTCGTGGAGGAGCATTGGACGGTCAAGCTGAACTTTCTGGCGTCTTACCCCCACGAACGCAGGCTTTCGACTCATGACAGCGGGGTTGCGAGGGAGACACTCGGAGAGCTGACGGAAGCCGATGCCCGGTTGAGCTGGGTGTGCCATGCGCTGCCCAGCATTGATCCGGACAAGCTGCTCGTGGATCTGGACGGGAGCGCGGAGAGGGAACGACTCAGGGTTCAGGCCGAACATGATCGTCAGGTCGAGGAGGCGTTCCGGGCCTCCCTGTCCGAATCCCGCCGGAGGGAAATCCGTCTCTGACTCGTGTAACCGCCGCTAGGGGAGAATTCTGGGTAATCCCCGGAATTTTTTGTTTTTGCGTATCAACGAGTTACGACGGAAATCCGGTAAATTCGTGCAAACTTTGCAAAATCGACTTGCTAAACAATACCCGGTGCCGCATGCTGTCCCCCGTCAACCGACAACGCCACAATGACCGTCGCCCTTTCCACTGCCGATATGATCGACGCGCTGATTGCCGCCGCCCGTGATCGCGTCGCCGCCGCCCCGGAACACTTCACTGCTCACTACGTGGAGAATTACACCGCCGTGCTCCGCCAGAGGACGGAGCGGGAGGTGCAGGGCGAATACGCATGGGTGTTTTGCGCCAGCTACGATGCCCCGGCTAGAATCCGTTTCGCGGTGTCGGGGGAGCACACGTTCGGTTACGTGCTTCCGCACCAGCCCGATACGCTGCATATTCTCGCATCCAAGCCGCAGAAGGGTGCGACGTTCGGACCGTTTGACGGGAGCTGTCCGCTAGGGGACTCCCGCCATGCCACGCTCGCCGACTTCGAGGACTATCGCGTGGTGTCCACCGGTTACGCGGCTGATTCTGCCCGCTACGAGTTTCCGACCGCCTGATTTTTGCACACTGTTCAAAACCGCCAAACCGCCATGACCGCCAACGTCGAAACCTACACTATCCGCAACCCGAAAAACGGGGAATCCATCGAGTCCGCGTTCCAGACCGATCCGCAGGCCGCTCGTGCGCTGATCGCCCGTCTCGACCGTCTGAATCCCCGCAACCGCGCTTTCGCGGAGGACCTGATCCGTGCGGAGGAACGCTCCACGGGATCGCGCCCGCTGTCCCCGTCGCAATCGTTCTGGTTGCACAAGCTCGCGATGCCGGAGGCTGCCCGCCCCGCGCCGGAGCCTGCGGCGATCATCCCGCTCGCCCCGCTGAACGCGCTGTTTTCCCGCGTGGGGCAGAAGCTCAAGCGTCCCGCCGTCGTGCTCGCCCTTCCATCCGGGGGAGAGATGAAGGTGTCGCTCGCGGGCAGCAGCTCCCGCTACCCGGGCCAGCTCATGGTGGCATCGCCCGAATTCGGGGGTGCCTACTACGGCAGGGTGGACGGGGAAGGCAGATTCTTCCCGGGGCGCTCCGCCGATGCGGAATCGCTCGGGCTGTTGGAACGCTTCGCTGCTGATCCGCTCAAGGTGGCCGCGGAGCACGGGCACCTGACGGGCCGCTGCTGTTTTTGCAACCGTGCCTTGTCCGATGACAAATCGACCGCCCTTGGCTACGGGCCGGTGTGCGCGAAAAAATGGAACCTCGAACACTCCGCCGCTGCCGCTCGCCGCGCCTGATCTTCCAGCCCCTCTGAAACCATGAGCTATCTGCAAACCATTCTGGACCTGATCCGTTCGGGTGCCGTTGACGAATTTCTGGACCTGATCGGAAGGGACGTGCTGGACCGGAAGAAATACACCGCGCGCCAACGCACCTTGCCTCAGACGCTGGAGGAATTCCCTGTGGGGTGCACCGTCCGGTTCAAGCCCTCGGTCCGTCCGCGCTACCTTGCCGGGCATACGGCTACGGTGACGGGTCACGATGGTGCCCGCAAGGTCCGCCTTGCCCCGATCGCAATGGGTCGGTTCGAGGGAAGGGGGGAGGTGCGTTGTCCGGTGAACCTGATCGAACGGCTGACACCGCTTGAGCCCGCGCCGCAACCGCAGGCGCAGAACGCCCCGGTCCGCTCGCGCAAACCCGCCCCGGGCGCACGGAGGAAAATCCGTCTCGACTGATTCCCGCCATGCCCGCCCTTCTAGCCACCGCCGTGTCGTGCGGTTACACCCTGACGTTGATCGCCCTTTTCTGGAACTGACGCCATGCATTACCGCCCCACTCAACTAGACCTTGCGGAATCCGGACGACGCCGCGCCGCGCGTGCTGCACATGCGCTCGCGTTCATGATCGATTCACCGCAACGTCCGACACGTGCCGAACTCGCCCGCCTGCGGGAGAAACGCCCCGCCGTGTGGAATCGCTTCCCTGAATCCCGCTGCATTGACGCGGAAGGAGACTAAACCAATCATGAATATCGAGATCATAGACCATGCCAGCCTCGCCATCATTGCCACGGTAACAGGATACGACCGTCCGTGTGCGGGGGAGCGAATCATCCTGCACCGTGACGCGCCGCAAGAGGGGCAGCTAACCTGCGAACAGTTTCGCGTGGTCGAGGTGCGACACCGCTACCGGGACCTGTCTTTGAGCAACTTCCCGGTGGAGGTGGTGGTGGAACCCATCCAACCCGAACAGTAACCTTTACCCCCGGACAACAGGGTCCCCGCCTGCCGCGCCATCCCCCCGGAGCGCGATGCCGGGCGGGGACTTGCATTTTTCAGGCCCTGCTCCAATTTCATACCGCTATGAACAATCAGCCAGTTAGAAGCCGCCGCCGTCCCGCGGAACACCCTCCGGAAACGCACCAGACCGGGCCTGTGCGCTCGCGTCGCGCGACTGCCGTTGCCACATCCCCGCCGATTCCCGATCCGCCGGAGCGGCTCGTGGAGGCTCCCGTGCGCTCCCGCCGATCGCCCTTGCCCGACGATGATCGTTGTTTGGGCACGGGGAGACATTCCTACGCCGCCGAGAATATGGAAACGGGGGTGATGGTCATGTCCTATGTCGATTCCACCCGCGCGGATTACACGCTGGGGGATTTGCGGCGCGAGCGTTCGGCGAGGGGTTGCAGGATCAGGACGGTCGCCACCTATTCGTTTGCCGGGGACGGGAAGCGGACGCTGTGGCACGACATCAAACCGGAGGATTCGGTCAAATGGCAGGAGCACCTGACTTGGTGCCTGAGCCGTTTTCCGTCGCCGCCGCAGACTTCGGAACGCTCAAAACTTGCGTAACAAAACCCGGCATGACATGCTTCCATCCTAGCGACAAACCACCGCGACAAGATGGAAGCACTCGATTTGGCACAATGCAATGCACGATACGGAGCCCCCGCCGGAATGGAGGACAGGGTCAGGACCCTGCCGCTTTACCGTTCCGACGTGGGGACCACTTCTTTTTTCCAGCCGACGCCGGAGGAACTGGAGAGGTTGAACGCGGGGGGTATCATCTCGCTGACGCAGATGAGCACGGTGGTGTTCCCGTTCCACCTGTCGGTGGCGGGGATGTGCTCCGCGGAGGAGGCCCGTGCCCATTATGACGTGCCGGGAGGGCCGGAGTGGCCGTTCGGTGACGACGGGCGACCGGTGGCGGTGAACGCGGGAATCAATGCATCGAACCGGGATCAGGTGTTCGTGGACCCGGCATCGATCGCGCAACGGCTGCCGAGGACGACGCACCCGGATAGCGACGGATTCTGGTGGGTGCGGGAGCACGGGGGTAGCTGGAGCCTCGCGCGCCTAGGCCAATCGGAAGGGGTGGTCGGGGTGGACCTTTACGTCCCGGTCATCGCCCGGGAACTGGATGACGTGACGGGGGAGGGGTGGGAGTGGATGCCCGCACTCATGCCTAGTCCCGGAGAGGCCACAGATAAACGAATCTGCCCTTGCCCGCGGTGTGTTAGTAAGAGGGATGCGAACACTCCCGGGGAAATGCAGGTGGAGCAGTTCGATCCGGCTCCGGTGCAACCGCCGGAAGAATCACCGGCCATCCCCCTGCAACTGTCTTCGATTGTGCCGCTGGGGCTGTTCGAGGACCTGCTGAACACGGGGAATATTTCCCGGTGGCACCGGTTCGGTTCCCTGTTGCGCCATGCGCCGTTCAGGACAGCGGGTGCGCTGGACGACGACGTGTCGGACGTGTTGGCCAGTTCGACCTTGGCTCGGTCGATTGCATTCCGGCTGGAGAATGTCAATGATCCCCGGACCAAGGAGCTGATGGAGATCCCGCACGGGGAACTTATCCGCGACCTGATGCTGGCGTTCATCCGGGACGTGAACGCCGCCCGCGATCCCGGGCATCCGGAGAGAGCACCACGTAGCCAGCGTCACGCGACGTGGAACGACTACGTGAGTGTGACGCTCGTGGTCTGCGGATTGCTTCTGGTGGGTATTTCGTTTTTTGCCGATTCCCCGGTGGGTGCCGTGCTGCGCGTGACGTGTGGATTGGCGGCAATGGCCCTCGGGGTGATGCAGATCCGCGATAGCGCGATGCGCGGCTTGGCCGGTGACGTGAACCGGATGCTGAACCGGATGGAAGAGAGCAACAAACTAAACGCCCGCAGCGGCCCGGAGCAGGACCCGGACTGACTGCGTGCACCCTCCCGCAACCGATCCACCTTTTGCACACTTTGCATAATCCTATGGTTGACGAACCGTATAAAATCATGTTCAAGCGGATGCCCGAACAAGCGCACGGGAAGACGTGGCTGGTGCAATATGGGGAGGCCGGGAAGGGGCAGGCCATTGTTGCGTTCCAAGGCCCTAGGGCCACGTGCGCCGAGGCGCTACTCATTGCCGCGTTGCTCATGCATGACACGCTGCCGGAACCGGGAATCGACCTGCATTTCTACGGGGAGCCCCCGGAGATTCTCCATCATCCCAAGGCGAAGAAGATCTTCGCCCGAATGGAGAAGGAATGGAAGGAAACGCAAAAAGACCGATGAACGGGGAGCAATGGCTGTTCGAGGTGCACCAGGACCTGCCCTTGACTGGGACTGGTAGGGTCCGGGCCTACACGGGGAACGTGATCGAGGAGGTCGCGTGCGCGTGCCTGCGCTGGGAACGGCAGCGGATCGACGGGAACCGCAAGGTGTGCGTGGACGCCGTGGACCGTGACAAGCAACCGGTGGAGATCAAAGCGGTGTCCATGTCGAAAGGTGTCCCGGCTTCGGTGATCTACGATTTCCGCATCCGCAAGGAGCTGGAGGCATATCCGGACATGGACTATGCGTTCGTGCTGCACCGGGCGAAGCAGGCCGGGTCGTTGCGCAAGCTGCGGGAAATGATCGCGTCGCAACCGCTGGAGGTGATCCGGGTGAGGGCGTGGATCGTGTGGCAGATGCTGGAACACCTGCCCTTGCGGAAAATAGTCCGGGAAGCCCCGGTAAAGGGGGAGAGAACCGGATACAAGAGGACGGGTTACCGGGAGGGATACCGGTGTCTGGACGTGCGCGAATTTCTCAAGAACCTGTCACCGTGGGAATATACCGGAGGGGTGACGCTACAGGGATTGGAATATACGGCCAGAATCGCCCGGCACGGGACAGCCTTGTCGGAACCGCTCCGCAGCCGTGTCCGCCGGGAGGCACAAAACATTGCACGAATTACACGCTAACATGAATCCGGTAATACCTTCGTTCAACCTTGCGCCCGGTGCCCGGATGATGATTAACGGCCAGATGTGCGTGTTACAGGAATACACGATCCAGAGGGACGGGGGGAGGGCCAGTGACTTTGACACGCTGGAGCTTAGATTCGTGATGCTGAGTGAGCCTGTCGCCGCGCCGTCCCGTGTGACCGAGACCGGTAGGATAAGTGTCGAATGTGACCTTTCTGCTTGGGAACAGGCAATGGCCGAGAGGCTGGCCGGAGCATCAAGGGTCCCGTCCGCCGCTGAACCCGCAAGATACGTGCCGGGGTTCCGTTATTTCCGGGACGAGATCGACGGGGAAGAATTCAAGATGCCTCCGGACGGCGGCTTGGGGTATCGGAGCGAGCCGGGCGGGTGGTGGATTGCTTCTGCCGTGATGCGTATAGACAATTTCAGGGACGGAAAAAGATACTGGAGCAATGGAGGGATGCAGCAGGTGACGAGCTGCCCTGAATTTTTTCCCTTGGAATCGCCCGGACCGGACAAGCCCAAAGACCCGTTGCCCGTGTCGCCGAAGAGGGTCATCCGCTTGGATTGACACCGGAAGGATTTTGCAAACCTTGCAAAACCGGTTTTTGTTTTGCTCAAAACTTGAGCATGCCCTGCGGGTATGCCATGCTGACGACATGCCGCCGCTGCCATCCCCCGCCGAATTCCCCTATCTGTGCTCCGATTTGGTCGCATGGGAGAAGCTCGGTTCCAGCTATGAAGTAATCCGCGTCTTCGCGGTTGTTACGAGGCTGTGCAGGGATATGACGGATGACATGCAAACACCGGCGGGATGGACCGGTTGGCACCAAATGGTCACGGCCCTATGGACAGGAGGACGAACACCCTTGTTGTCCAAGTTGGCCGATATAGGCCGAGCATCCGGTCCGTGGGAGATGAACGTCAGGCTGCTACGCGAATTGGGGACTCCTCGAATGGTGGCAGTAGCCGGGTCTTCCCCCGAGATGGGTCTAGGGCGGGCGTATTCGCGTCGAATCGATCTTGAAAGCGGCTGGCGCAGACTCGGATATTCTCCGGTTGATGAGGTCACGGGGCCGGTGATGGAAGTGATCCGGGAGTTGCAGGAGTTGGAATGGGATCTGATCAAAGACTCGACCTATACCGCGCTGCACGACATGTCGTGGAATGCCATCGATACTCTCTGGCATCGGTATTCGGACCAATACGCCGGAGCGTGGATTCAGGTATCCCGGACGACGAAGCGCCAGCCCGTGCCCGCCGTCGATCCGTTGCAGCGCCGCCGCATCATCCGTCTCGACTGACCCGACCCATGAACTACTCCGTTGCACCTACCCCCGGAATGGAACGCTTGCGCGAATTCATCTTTCGCGCGTTGACGCTGATGCACGCCGCCGCCCTTGAGCATCCGGAGATGGCACCGGAAGACATGGACGACCTGCTGGTAGGTCGCCTGATCGTGCGCGAATGCGGGGAATGTGTCGCGTGCTGCGTCTATCCGTCGATTTCCGGGGAATCGGTCGATGCCACCCCGGAGGTCCCGGCGAAGGCCGCGGGGGTGAAGTGCGTGCATTGCACGAACACGGGGTGCGGGATATACGCCCGCCGCCCGAAGGTGTGCAAGGGGTATGCCTGCCTTTACTCGATGGGGGTGGTGGACGAGCGACCCGACAAGGCACTGGTGGCATGGACCTTGCAACCGGACATGAACCGCCCGATCGATGCCGACGGGGTGCCGCAAATGCTCCTTGTGGGACATTGCGATGACATCGACGAGGTGCTGGACGATGCGCGCAACCGGCAGGTGGTGCGGGACGCGCTGGTGCAGCCTTCCGTCGCTGCGGTGACGCTCAGGAGTGCACGCGTGGCCGTGGCGTTCATGCCCGACGGGAAGGTGATGCAGGTGGAGGTAAACCAAGCGGACGCGCTGAAATCCGCCCTCGTGCTCGAAACGGCCAAGGAAAGCAAGGACTGGCGGCATCCGTTCGATTGCCCCGCTTTTTTGAACACTTTGCAAAAACATACCGACTGATGAATCCCCTGACTTACGAAATGCTGCGACGATTGGTGCCGACACACTTCGCGGCCAAGGTGTTTTTCGAGACCGGAACCTACCGGGGCCAAACGATCCGCAACCTAGGGGCGGTGTTCAGCCGGTTCTATTCGGTGGACTTGGACACGTCCCTGCGGAGGGGACACTTCCCGGGAAACGTGACGTTTTTCGAGGGGGATTCGGTGGAGGTCTTGCGCGCGCAATTGCCCGTGCTCGCCCGGTCATACAAGAACATAGTGTTCTATCTGGACGCGCACTGGTCCTGCGGAGACACGGCGAAGGGCGAGGTGGAGGTGCCGTTGCTGGGGGAACTTGCCGCGATCCGGGACACTTGGCCGTGGCATGCCGCGATCGTCGTGGACGACCTGCGCTTGTTCGGGAAGGGGCCGCATGACAAGAGCGAACGGGTGGATTGGTCGCAAATCTCGCTGGCCGCGGTGACGGGACTGATGGAACCCCGATTGCGCTCCTTGCACGTGCACCGGGAGGATGACAAGGTGGTGGTCTCGATCTGAACGGTCATGGGATACATACCTCCAGCACCGCCCCTGCGGGTCCGTCTCTGGTCGGAAGACTACGGCGAGGGTATTTGCGGCTGGTGCCGCGATCTGGACTTCATGGTCCTGATTGAACCCGACTGCGCGGTGTGCCTGAAATGCTACTGCAAGGCGGTGCATATGCCGCGGAGGAGGAAGCGGGGCTGGTGGCGGAAGCCGAGGCTGGAGGACATCGTGAATGAATACGTGGAACTTTGCGAATTCGCGCTGCGCTATGATCCGCTGGAGGCGATGGTTCGGATCAATCACCCTCCCGATGACGAATTGCGCATACCGCAACCCATGCCGGGAACCCGTTGAAACAAGAAACTCACGCCATGAACGAAAACAACACACCGCCCTTGCAGGGCGTAGGTATCATCCTGATGGACATGGGGAGGACGGGCTTGTGGCTATCGCTGCGCCGCAACCGTGCCAAGGAATGGTTCGGGTATCTCCAGACACCGGGCGGACGGGTAGAGCCCGGGGAGAGCCATTGGGAAGCCGCTTATCGCGAGCTGAAGGAGGAAACGGGCTTGGTCGTGCGGGAAGCCCGCGCCATCACCGGGTGCGTGGAATGGGTCCAGCCTAGGAGCCGGGAACACTATCGGTCCACGCACTACGTGGGGTTCACCGCACGTGTGCCTAACCGGGAAGACGCGGGGCATGGTCCGTGGCGTTTTCAGCCGTTCTCGACCGTATGGGAAATGGACTATCCGTTGCTTCCGGCCATCGAGCACGCGCTGCACCGGTATGCGCGGGGTCACGACGCACCGCGAACGCTCGCACCCTGCCCTTGGGCCGCACCTTGGTGGGAGGACAACGCGCTCTTGACGCCGGAACAAACCGCACTGTGAACCGACGATGACAAGACCGAAATTGGCACTGCGGGTGGGTGCGACATATGAGTGCCGCGACGGCGGGACCGCCCGGGTGATATGCGTGGACATGGCGGGTGCCTCTCCGCGATACTGCATCGCGTTGAAGGCGGTCCGCGACAAGAACGGGGACGTGACGGAGCATGTGTTTCACTATGCGCCCGATGGCACTACCGGGGATATCGAACAGGCGCGCGATCTGATCCGGGAGATAGAGCCGGTATCGCCGTTCCCGGGATCGAACCGGAGGGTGCGGCTGGGATTGGACGAAGGGCTCATGCAACCGCCCCCGCAGGAAGGTAGCAGGGAGGCGATGGTGGTGCATTTCCGCGGGCTCGGGTGGCAGGAAATCCGCTTGCCTTCCGAAAGGGTCGTGTGGGTGAGCACGGAGGAGCAGGTTTTCACGGAATCCAAAATGTGGGAGGTTTACCGGGAATTTCTGGCTCGGCAGAGACCGGAGCCGCAGGTCCGGGACAAGACACCCCCGGCTCATCGGGTGGAAAGGTTCAGTGCGGCGCAGACACTTCCGACGGACTGGACAATGGTTTTAATTGATATGCATTTGGGCAGGCGTATCCGTGTCATTAACCGTTCTCGTAATGGGTGGGGCACCGTATGGGTGTTTGATGCGATGATTTCGCGCCCGGACGGGGACTGGGACCATCATCTGATCGAGGAAAGGAGCAGCGAAGAGGCAATGGCGTTCGCCCGGGCGCTGATTAAAACCCAGGTGCTTAAGGAATTGATAGGGGTGGCGGACGCTTTGGACGCGGAGGCAGAGCCGGATTCCGTCGCTTTGCCGCAGGCGACGACAACGTTGGGACGGAACGAGGCGCTCCCCTTTAACGGAGTGTCGGTTCACGGGCAAACTTACCGGGGCATTCGCTTCGTGGTGTCCCTGCGTGATTCGGTGAGTTGCCCAGCCGGAGGACATGATGTGCTTATCCGCCGCCGGGAGGCGGATGATTGGCATTATTACGCTTTGGAGTATGCGTCCCGACATTACGCGATCGGTCAGGCTCTGCGGATAATCCGGGAATCGCCGCTGTGGCGCTTCGAGTGTGACGTGGAATGGCCGACCGGGGAGGACTATGGTGATGGGGACGGGGATGATGACGGCTACAATCCTTTTTGATCCGGCGACAGTGCTTGCGTGCGCCGCAATGCCCGGGTAGAAGCAGCGGAGACTCATGCCACGCGTCCGAAATACCCCGCCTGCCGCTGATCCCGCGGTGCAGAACATTGCCGCGATCCGCCTTGAGCGGAAGGCACTGGAGGACCTGATCCCGCATCCACGCAACCCGCGGGTGCACCCGGAACCGGGAACGCCGCAATGGAATGCGTTGCAGGCGTCGCTGGCGCACGATTATTTCGACCCGATGGTATGGAACGAGCGGAACGGGAAACTGGTCTCGGGACATTTCCGCAAGAAGGTGATGCGGCACAACGGGGTGACGCACGCGGACGTGGTAGTGGTGAGCTATGACGAACCGACACACCTTGCCCGGATGATCGCGGCGAACAAGGCGGCGGGGGAGGATGACGAGGACGCGCTGCGGGTGCTGTTCTCGGAACTGCGCGAGGAGGACGGGGGAATGCTCGCCCTTACCGCGTATGACGAGACCGAGCTGGCCAACCTGTTCCCCGATCTGGAGGACGAGCAGGACGAGGAGGACACGGGGGATTCGCAGGAAGCACAGATTTCGCCCGTGGGGACGAACGAGTTCAGGCAGAATATCGAGGCGATCCATGCGCCCGCGATTCCGGTGGCGAGGGGGGAGTTGTGGCAGTGCGGGGAGCACCTGATCGCGTGCATCGACCCGGTGCGGGAGGGCTACCGCATCGCGCCCTTGCTCGATGAAACGCGCTGGCTGTTCATTGCGCCCGACCCGTTCTGTCTGGTGGGATGGGTATACGAGGACTCGTATGCGCTGATTCTCCAGCCGAACGCGGTGGTGGCGTCTTACACGGTGAGTGCGTGGGCCTCGGCCCATCCCGATCAACCGCCCGTGCCGGTGGAGTGGCCGGAGACCGAATGAAGACCACGCCTGCCGATTTCGACAAGGAACCGTCCCGGCAAAGGTTCGGGAAGGTGCCCCGGTTCACGTATTCCGTGAGGTGGGGGAACTGGTGGTTGCAGCCCGGGGGTTTGTTCCGGTGGACGCGATATGATTTCGTGGCAGGGGGTAAGCCCACGGTCAGGTATGACTGGCGGCGAATCCGGGGACCCGTGGACTTTTTGCAAACCGTGCAAAACCGATGACGACGGAGGAGCAATTGAAGGAGGCGCTGGAGGAGAACCGCAGGCTCAAGGAGGGGCTGCTGCGGAACCGCAACCATGACGAGCGGCTGTCGGCGTTCATGGCAAAATACCGCGCCTACCGGCAGGCGCTTGCCTCGGTGGGCGGGCCGCTGGACGAGGACGTGCTGCGCGCCGCGGTCATGGAGCTGTGCTTGCCCTACGAGCTGGAGCTGGAGACCTTGACCGCACGCTTGAACCGCTGGAGGGAGGCGATGCGGGAGGTCAACGTGGACGCATACCGGGAACGGAAATCCGTCTTGGACGGGGAATACAGGGAACTTCCGATGCCGCTTGAGCAACGATCGCGCTACCGGGGGATCATGCCTAGGTTGCGGGGGGTGGCGAGGCAGCTCGGGTATGCGCTGGCGGTGCACGGATCGGAGTCCCGGGATTTCGACATCGTGGCCGCTCCTTGGACCGCGGAAGCGGTGACGCCGGAGGAACTGGCGGAGGGGTTGCGGAAGGCTATCGGGCCACGGGCCACGTTCCTTGCGGACGCGCAGGGGGTCGCGTGGGCGGACAAGCCGCACGGGAGACGCGCGGTGCTGATCATGCTGGATCATCTGGATTTTGTGCACGGGATACTGGACCTGTCGGTGATGCCCTGCTTGACTGTGGCCCATGAGGACGCTGGCTGAAAATCCGCCCGAGGGGGTGAAGGTGACGGGGGGCGGGATGAGCGATCGTTTGCTCGGACGGTGGTTCTGCGTATCGTCGCTGGAACCCGCGATTTACACCGCGATCGATGCGGGGGTGGTGGACTCGGTGCTGGTGTCGCTGTCCTACTGCAAGGCCCGGATGAAGGACGGGGTGCTGGGGAACACGCAGAAGTTCGACGATTTTCTGGCCCTTTGCGAGGACCGCGGGGTGAAGGTGTTCATGGACTGCGGGGCGTTCACGATGTGCATGGCGCTGGCGAAGGAGCACAACCTGCCCTTGTCAACGGTGTTCGCGTGGGAGGAGGACCAGTTCGGGGACCATCTCACCCGGTTGATGGAATTCTACATGGCCGCAATGTCGCGGTGGGAGGACCAGTTGTGGGGCTACGTGGAGGTGGACGTGGGGCCGTGGGAACAGCGCGTCGCGCGCCGTTTGTGGATGGAGGCGCAGGGGATCGCGCCGATTCCGGTATTCCGCGCCGCTACCGATCCGTGGGTGAGTCTGGACGTGCTGGGGCAACAATACGACCGCATCTGCATGGGGGGAGGGGTGAAGGCCCGGCCCGCGGTGCGGACGATGCTGTTCCACGAGCTGTCGCTGCGCTTGAGGCAATACCCGTGGCTATACGTGCACGCGCTGGGGATGACGTGGACGGGGAGCCTCACGTCGTTTCCCATCGGTTCGTGCGACTCGACTACGTGGTTGAATATCGCGAAATTCGGGAATGAGAAGACCGTGAGTCTGGCGGGATATACCTCGACCCGGACCAACCGGGACGCGATGGAAGAACCGATGACCGGGGAATTCCGGAACGTGCTGCGCGTCGCCGGAATGGCGCAATATGGGCTGACCTCCCGGGTGCGGAGGGAACAGAACGAATCGACGCGCTCCGCCCTTGCCGGGGAGGGGTGAATTTGCACACTGTGCAAAACAGAAACCGGAAGACAAAACTTCCGTCCGCGGGGGAGCTGTGCCATGATGCTCCCCGCAATGAACATGCTTGGTTGGTTAGAACAGAGGAACTTTGTTAAGTCTGCTCATCCCGTGGCCGAATTCGAGGGACAGACCGAAGACCTGTGCACGCTCTTGGAGATGGTGGCAGAGGATCGGGGCTGGGGGTGTTTTTCCAACGGCGGCGAGGTGATGGACGACGTGGAGAATGCGGTGGTTCCGGAGGAAGACGGTATCCGCTTCGTTTACGTGCTGTCTGCCGATTACGACTTGAGGAAGAGTCTTGCGCTGACGGTGACGGGGCACGTGTCACAGACTTCCGAAGGACATCCGGACATGTTCGTGGTATCCGACGTGCAAAAGACCAAGCTGCCGTCCTATTACAGCGAAGCGTGATAATCAGGAACCTGAACCGACACCTAATCCATGAGCTGGAGAATCTACAATGCATGGCGTGTGAAGGCCGAGGTGCTGCCTGCCTTCGTTGCTGCCGCCCGGGAGCACGCACTTGCCGCCGCGGTGAAACGGGTGTGCGAGATGGTGGAGCCCGTGACGGACGAGACGCTCCGGGAAATCTATGATTCGGGGGGCTTTGCCGCGGAAAAAAACCCTCAACCGTTCGAGGAGTTCGTGAAGGAGCGACGCGGTCCGATGGTGTTCCGGACCGGAATGAAGAGAGCGTTCCTTGCCAGCCACACGGAGCTTCGGGACTGGGACTGTGTGGACGCGTCGCTCAATATCTGGTTCGACCCGGAGGACCCCAAACGTTTCTACGTGATGCCTTACGGCGATGCGCCGCGCTGGGCGGACTGGATGCCTTACGGGCTATCGGCTAGCGTGAAGGAATTCGGGTGGTGGAACGGCAGCGACCGACCGGACTCGATCACCGCAAGGGAATGGAGTCGCCGGGAGAAGGTGTGGCGTCGATTGGTCACGGACCACGACCGTTACCGCATGTCGCATGTGCTGATCGAATTGAAGGGGCCTATGTCGCCGGGGGCCTATGAGATCGAGAAGGCGATCTTGGGCGAACGGAAGGGTGAGCACATGCCGTGGTATCTCGGGGCCAAGATCGATGCCGAGCGACAACTGCGTAAGACGGAGGACGCGAGGCGGATGGAACGGACCCGCAACGGAACCCATCCCGCGGGACTGCTGTGCGAGGACCTGAAACCGCTCCTTGACGCGGTGAAGGACGACGCGATGTATCGAACCGTCTATGAGGGGCTTGCCGCTAAATACCCGAGAGCTGAAATTTTTTCACGTTGATGCCTGCGCTCAAAAACGCCGACGCGGAGGAGATTGCCGCACGCTGTGCCTGTGTTTTGCCCAGCCGGGATAGGGCTTCCGTAATTCTGAGCGAGTGGATGCAGGGTAAGGCGCTCAAGCAATGGGAGGTGGCGGTCATAATTAGCCGTGCGTGGGAAATCCACGAAGTTGAAGCAACCGCAAGGAGGGCCGAACAGTGATCTTCTGGTGGCAGACCCTGTCGTTCGTGCTCGTGGTGCTGATCGTGTGCAAGGAGTGGCACTTCAACCGTTATGCCCGGGTATGTCAGGTGCTGCCGTCCATCACGTTCGCCGTGCGCCGTTACCGCGGGGAACCGGAACGGGAATGCGTCACGATCATATTCGGGTGGCTGTGGTGGTATGCGGAGACATGGATGTGGGACATCAAACGAATAAACCGATGAAACAATGGACCCGTCCTTGCAACGAGTGCCCGTTCTCCCGGAAATGTCCGCCGGGAGAATTGGGAGGGGGAGATCCCATGACCTACCTCGGGCAGGCGGCATTGCCGTTTTTCCTGCCCTGCCATTGCTCGCCCGGCTACCGGGGGAACGCTACCACCCCGATCGATGCGGACGTGATGGACTGTGCGGGAGCCGCAATCTTCCGCGCGAACATCGGGGTGTATGGCTGGAGCCCGTTCGCGCCTAGCTGGTCGCCGCACCTGCTGCGCTTGCCCGCGCAATCCGACCTGACCGTGTTCGCGACCGCCGCGGAATTCTACGCCTACCACGTGCAATGCACGCCGGAGGAGGCCAAGGAACGCACGACCATGCGGAGAGTCGGGGAGGCTGCCGCGCGCGAACTGCGCCTTGCCATTGAACTCAACCGAATGACCCTGACACCGAAGCCATGACGGACCGTCAACAACGCATCATATCCATATGGTTCGAGCATGAGGATGCCGAGCCGGACATTTCCACCGAACGGCTTTTCGCGATGACGCTAGATAGCGTGCGCGTCGAGTTCGCGGATGAAAGCATCGACGAAGACGACATAAGCGAGGCGCTCCAACAAGTGGACGGCAAATGAAGGACACTCCGAATACCTGATACCGAGATCATGACGATGACCAATACCTACCCCCGCGTGCTGGAGTGGCTGGAGCAGACCTACGCCCAACGCTCGGATGAGCGGCAGAAATCGATGGGCCTCGCCTACATGGAGGCGGAGACGCATGATCTTGCCCGGGAAATATCCCGCCTGCTACTGCGTGAGACCATCGTGCCGGGGGTGTGGCATTGCCGCACCTGCGGACTCGTGCAATACCGGAGCGTGCTGAATCCCGAGACCGGGGCTTGCGGGGCGAACCGGGAAACATTGCAGGAGCCGTGCCCGAACGACGGGGATGTCATGTTCCCGATGACGTGGAGGGAGGAACTGGAACGCACGGAACGACTGCTGACGCGCGTGATGCCCGTCCTTCCCGTGCTGCGCGCTGCTAGGGACTATCTGGAGAACGTGACGCATCACGAATTCAAGACCCGGCACGGATTTGAATGGGGAGAGGTGCTGCCGAGAATTAACCGGGTCTTGCAGGGAGTCGAGTCCCCGGCGGAACACCCCATCGACCGTGCCATCCGGCACGAGGGGGCGGAAGAGTGGCGACCCGAACCCGGCCTTGCCCGGGTGGTCTGTGCCGCGATGCGTTTCCGGGAAACGGGGAGGATCATTTGCGGGGCGCGGCACTGGGACCCGATCATGCGCCAGCAGAAGCGGGAGGACGAGCCGTGGGATGGATGGGAGGACGGATTCATCGACCAATTCAACCAGTTCCTGACCCGTGCGGAGGCGTGGGACATTGCCGTCAGGCAGGGGCAGATCCACCGCAAGCTCGATACCCCGGAGGGAACCCTCTATAGCGAGCACCTTTACTGAGCACCCCATGAAAGCAAGAGACATGCTATTGACCGATCTGGACGGGATTTTCACGGCGAACGTGATGAACCCCGCTCCGGGGGAGGAGTTCGAGCGATGGGTCCGCAGGACCCGGGTTGCACGCTCCGCGATGGTCCCGCTTTACTTGCCGAGGGTCAAACCGCGACCGCCCGCACGGGCACCGGGGTGGGGGATCGTGTCGGGACGGGTGAAAGAGGACGAGGCGTTGACGCTCCGCTGGATCAAAACGAGATTCTGGCACAACCCGCCGTGTGTCGTTCATGCGGCGCGGGAGGCACACTTGCATTCGTCCCCGCAATACAAGGTGGGCCGGTTGGTGTTTCATGCCCATGATCCGGAAACGGAACGGGTCACCTACGTGGAATCGTCGCCGCGGGAGGCGAAGGAAATCCGCGCCCTGTTGAAGCGATGCAAGGAGCCGGAAGCGGCCAAGCTCTCGGTGGTGACATTCCGGGAGGCTCTGGAGAGCGGACTGTGGTGGAAATACTTCACGTTTACCGAAGAATGAGTGAACACGCCAGATGGGTCCATTTGCTGAGCGCGGGGGAGTGGCTGGGGAAGCCTTTGCTTGCGGAATGGTTGGAAACGAAACACCCTGCCGTCCGCCCTTCCCTGCGCGCCATCGTGGAAGCCGCGTGGAGGAACGGTGCCCGCCGGAAACCCCGCTGATTTTGCAAACTGTTCAAAACCGATACCGATATGAGAGTTACCGAGGATGAACTTGCTGCCATACTGCGTGCCCATGCATCGCAGGAAAATGCCGACGGGGAACCGTTCGACACCATGATGGCGCTGGCCGACGTGCTGACGGGAAAGAGGGAAGAACTGCCGCCGCGGGGGGTGTTCGATTTTACCCGCCTGTCGCCCATGCTGCGCTTGCGCCTGTGCGACCTGCTGACCCGGGAACAGAACGAGATCGGGCGGAACCTGCTGGACTATCCGGAAACCGATACCAAGCGGGAAATGCAGGGATGGCTAGATGCCGCGACCGAGCTGCGCCGGGCGCTGGACTTGAAACCGGATTGACATGACCCCGACGCTGCGAGCTTACGCGCTGGAACGCTACCCGGGGGAGCTGCACCCGGACGCACTGAGCGCCGAGATCGTGCTCTACTTGAAAGGGCAAGGGGAGGAAGCGCTGAACACCGCCCTTGCCGCCACGAATGATTGCACGGAGCTGAACCCGGAGGACCCCCGCCCTTGCGGGAAATGCAACGGGTGTATCTCGCGTTGGAACGCGCTGTTGACCGTTGCGGAGGTGGAGGAATTCCCGGAACATTGGTATCGAATTGCACCCCCTTGGAGATGAACGAAGGAGACACCTTGATCGTGAGCCGGAACTCGCCGCATTATGCCGAGGTCCGAAGTGCGGCGCTTGTCGCGTTGAACGAAAACGAAGACCGCGAGGATAGGAAAAGGGCGGTCCGGGCTTTGATGGACCGCTATCCTGAAATTTTCGTCCGGCAGGACGACCTGATGGCCATGATAGACACCGAGCATCCGGAGGGGCTTTCGATCCTGCTCGAAAGTAAGGAGGGGAGGGAACGGAGAGAGAAACAGGAGCGGGACGCGCAGGTCTACAAGACCATGTTTTTCGAGCCTCCGCCGGTTGCCCCGGGCACCCGCAAAATCCGCTTGGATCGGACGCCGGACAAAACTTGCTAAACGATACCCGATGTGCGAACATGCGTTCCGATGATCGCAACCGATGAACTCAAAAAGGTAGGCTTCAAGGAACGCGCGGGGAGTCTTTATCTCGGCTATTGGCCGTGGATGTGGTGCAATGATGAGCAGACGTTCCCTCACGTGACGCGGAGGCACATGATCCACCGCGAGTGCGAGATGCTGGAGTGGCTGACGAAGCGGACCGCGAGGCACGAATACTTCATGAGCCTGACGCCCCGGACTTACTCCTACGGGAACCGCGGAACCGGGGATGAAACCTACGCGTCGAAACCGTTCGAGCCGTGGACGCTGACCCTCATGGGGAAGTTGAACGATTTGCTGGGGACCCGGTTCAACGTCTGTTTCCTGAACAAATACGACGACGAGCACCAGCACCTCGGGTGGCATGCGGACGACTTTCCGGGAATGATCTCGGAGGAGCCCATCGCTGTCGTGTCGTTCGGGGCGGAGCGGGAGATTTGGGTAAAACTCCAGAAAGAACCCTGCGATGCATGTGCCGGAACCGGATGCACTTTTCGGGAGGGAAGTTCGCCGGAAGACAAGATCGACTGCCCGCAATGCAAGGGCACCGGAAGCTGTCCCTCGAAAGGCATCGTGCCGCCTGAGCAACGCATCCTGCTGGAACAGGGTTCGGTGTTCCTGATGCCGCCCGGCTATCAGGACACGCATTTCCACCGCATCCCGAAACACTCCCGCCCTTGTGGTCCCCGGATCAGCCTCACGTTCCGATCTTTCGCCGATTAACCATTGACCGAAGCCCCGAATAAACGACCTCGCACAGGCACCCGTCCATGAACAGACAAAGGAGGTGGCAGCACCGCATGACCGGAGAAAACCGATGCAACCAATGCGGACAACCGAAACCGGGGAGGGAAGGATTGAAACGCTGCCGCCCTTGCCAAGAGAAGGCCACCGAACGCTCCAGAAACGACTATCGCAAAAAACATGGAATACCGCTCGATAGCCCCTTGTTCCACTCCTTGACCAGAAAACGCAAATAAACCTGCCAAGCTCGAACATTGCACCGATCCACCCCACGCCTGACACTCCGATGAACGCCGATTTTGAACAATCCCCCGATGAGGTAACTTCGCCGCCCGTGATCCGCTTTTCCATCCCGGAGAATTGGACCAAGGAGGAGCACTTGAAGCATCCGCTCGTGCAGCGATACCGGGAGCAGGTGATCGACGTGGTGAATGATCCGGACCTCGTGGACGGGGAAGACGTGACCGCTGAGGAGCTTCTGTATGAGCAGGACTTCTATTCGATCGCGGTAGGCTTCGCGCTGGCCTACGGACTGAACGCTGGCCAAGCGATGGCATTTGCCACGTTCACCCGTTACAATCTCCCCGACGGGGTATGAAAATGCAAACCGTGCAAAACCGGGGAGACTCCGATGACGAGGTGGACGTGGAACGCGTGCATGAAACCGCGGGAGCGTATGCGCTGCGGCGCTGGGGGACAGAGGAGAAACCGGAGTGGTTCCCCCGCTCGCAGGTGCACTTCGCGTCTTACAATCTCAAAACCCGCCGGGGGAAGGCCGTGATCCCGGGGTGGCTGCTCAAGGACCGTGGCTGGAACACCTGACCTTCTCACGAACATGAAACCGAAAATCACCAAGCAGCATCGCTCCAATATCGCCACGCTCGCCAAGGGCCTGATGACCCGCAGACTCAAGACGGGGTTCAGGATGTATCGCTTCTCGACGCATGCTAACCCCTCGCTGGTGAAGAACCGGTGCGGCACTACCTGTTGCGCTGCGGGACACGGGCCTATACTCGTGACGCCAGCGGAAAGCTGGGAGAGCTGGCACAACTATACCGCCCGGGTCTTCGGGATGTATGCCGGGGACGACACGGGCCGGTTCGGCTGGCTATTCGGAAATAGGTGGCCCGCGGATAAGAAGCAATTCGCCGCCCGTGCCTACCATTACCTCAAGACCGGGCGCTTCCCGATAAACCACGCCTTCAAGCTCGTCCTGCCGGTCCCGGACCCGTCCGAGTTCGACCGCTGGATCATTCCCGCTGCGGAAAAAACCTCGCCTTGCTCCGGTAAGGCATGACTGATTGGCCAATGCAGAGGCTTGCTGTATCCCCGTCCCGGCGGGGTCTGCACACCGGGAAACTCTCCAACCAACGACAGGGCGGCGCACGAGAAGTGCTAGGCCAGCGGTGCCGAATGAGCGGGGACGCATCTGGTATAGCTCCGCTCAACAAGCCGGTGAAAATCCGGCCCCTGTCTCCAACTACTGCCACGATGACACCTGAGCGCGCCAAAGATCTATTACCGTGCATTATCGCCCATTCCGAGCGGAAGACGATTCAGTCCCGGCGCGGGCCGGAAGACCCTTGGCGAGACAACCCTGATCCCACGTTTTACGGCCCCGATGAATACCGCATCAAGCCCGGGCCGCGCGAGGTGTGGATGAACCTTTATCCGGGTGGACCCGCGAGGATTTACTACGCCTCCCGAGAGGAGGCCGACAAGGCAGCCGAAAACGACCGCATCCACTGCGCCCGGATCGAGTTGCCGCCGCAGGAATGAACACCTCGCGATCCATCGAACAATTACAATCGACACCGAAATGAACCGACCGAACGAACAGACCGAGCCCTCCGCCGCCCTGAAACCCGACGATGCCGGTAGCGTGCCGCGGGTGATGACCGATGCACGGACGATGGAGGCATTGCCGGAACCCTACCACAGCCGGGCCAAGACGAGGCTCAGGGAGTATCTTGTGGCGAAATACAATCTCGGGGAGGGAGAACCCGTGACCGCGGAAGCGGTGAATTCCCTCGTGTCCGGGGGGCTCTATTACGCGTTCGTATGGGACGAGACGCCGGAAGGACTGAATTTCTGGCGTCAGGTGGATGACGCGCTCCACAAGGGGAAGGGAACGCCGCTGCCGCCCTTCCCGTCATCGGAAGGAACATCGCGGGTGATGAGGGTGGAGCAATCGACAGGCATCGCGCAGGCGCTGCCGGAGCAATACAGGGAGCGGGTCGAACTCCGGGTGCGGGAATACGTCCGCACGCTGCACACGGATACGGAAAAGATCGAGGCCGAAGTCCGCGAAAGGTTGAATTCGTCGTTATGGCAGGCGTTTCCGTGGGGCAGCACACCTGAAGGGTTTCGATTCTGGCGGAAGGTGGATGCTGCCGTGAAACTCAGAGCCGGGGCGGAGCTGCCGCCCCTGCCTCCGTTGATGATCCATGCGAGGAACCAAGCCGGGGAGGTGGTAGCCACGGCAGTGTATGACGACCCGGTGCGGAAGGACGAACCCGAACCCCCGCCCTTCGCGGTGGGGGACTTGGTGACGTTCCGGCTCAAGACCCGTGCGGGAACGGCCCGGGTAACCGCGGTGGATGGTAACGGGGTGACGCTGGACAGGATGCTCGGGGGGTGGAACCGATGGGAGACCCACCTGCTGCGCAAGGCCGGGGAGGCGGAGAGTCCGGAGAAAAAACAGGAAGCGGCATTGAAGGACAAGATCACCGCCGAGGTGCGGGGAGCGTTGAAAGAGGACAGGAAAACGATCGGGCCGTCCTTGGGGCAGGAGAAGGTGAAGCTACCGAGACTCAACAAAGGGGATCTGGTGATGGTGGAACGGTTCACTCCCGAATCCGGGGAGGGGATTCCGTTCATCATGGAGATGGAGAAGATGGTGGGGCAGATCGAGACCGTTACCGCGGTGTATGCCAACGGGGCCTGCCGGGTCAATAATTGCATATGGCCGCGGAGGGCGTTGAAGAAGGTGATCGCGGAGGTCATACCGAACGAAGAACCGCGGGGGGAGGAGAAAGAAACTCCGTCCTTGGAGGAGAAGTTACAATGGTCGGTCAACACCATACCCGCACCGCGCGCACGTCTGAAGACCGTAGGGAAGAAAGAAGAAAAAGCCCAGCCGTGGGGAATCGTGAAGAGATACCGTGCGGGAGACAAGACGGTGAGGATTGCCACCCGGAACGGACAACTGGACTACCCGCTGGATGGAATCGAGCTGCACCCGGAGGATGACAGGGAGGCCACCGAAAGGATCAGGGCACGTAAGCAGAGGGGGCAGGAGATCGAGGAGAAACGGAAAGAAAAGGAACCGGTCTTGCAAACTTTGCAAAAAGAGGAGCCGCCTCATGACCCCTCCGCCAAGGACAAGCCCCGGCTGGTGATCCTGTATTCGGGGGGCTTCGACTCGCTGGCCATGCTGAGAGTAGCGAAGGGCAAGCAGGAGGAGCACGGAACGTGGTCGGAGATCGTGTGCCTGACGGTGGGAATGGAGCACGGGTATGCCGCCGCCGAGTCCGCCGCGATCCGACGGCAACACGCCGCGGGGGAGTTCAAGGGGGTGAGGCATGTGAACCTCGGGCTGCCCTTGCACGTGTTGCACGGGAAGGAACTGCCGCAGGGAGGACAGGGGAGCCAGATCATCCCGATGCGCAACCTGATGCTCGCTTCCGTCGCGTCGATGCTCGGAGGGGAAATCTGGTTGGGGGCGTTGAAGGGGGAACAGCTCGGGAAGGAGAGGGACAAGTCGGAGGAGTTCCGCCGCAGGTTGAACCACGTGCTGGGATACACGGGGGAGGGAATCGGGCACAAGGCGGAGCTGATGTTCCCGTTCCAGAACTACACCAAGACGATGCTGATGGAGCGGGTGGTGACCCGGCTAGGGTGCGGGGCGCTCGCGGACATGCTGGAACGCACATCGTCGTGCTACCTGCCGGACGAGGAGGGGATGGCGTGCGGAACCTGCCTCGCTTGCGTGAAGCGGACGATGGCCGTGGTGGGGGCGACGGGATTCTCGGTCCCGAACCTGTCTTGGCAGGCCGTAAGGACGACGATGCACGCCCCTTATGCGCAGGAGCTGCGGAAGGCGATCGGACTCGCGACCGGGGACAACTACGACAAGGAGCGGTTCACGGAGGACCGCGTGCTGGAGTTCCGCAGGGTGGAGGCCCTGATCGTGGCGGCGGGTATCTGGAACGCCGTGCAGGGAATGCCCCGTAGCAAAGACAATCCGTGACCTGTCCTTGCCCATGTGCCATACTGCCGGGAACATGACCGATAGATCCGGGCTGACGCTGGACAAGCTGCGGAAGGCCCGGGCGCTCCTTGAACGATCACATGCACCAAGCACCTATACCATGAGTGGAAACGGTAAATTCGAGGACCTGCCGCGCGAGCAACAGGAGTTGCTCAAGAAGGCCATGCGCGACATCGACGAACGGAAGAGAACCGTGGAGGCGTTCATGGCCGCTCAGGCGCTGGCGGAACTCCGGGGACCTGCGGGGGACGTGCCGCGGAAAAACAACCGCCCTTCTACCAAGGGGGCGTTCGGGAAGGGCAAGAGACCACGCCGATGAGCACTGAATATCACGATCCTACCCCCTCCGCCCTGCGCGTGTTCCTCGCCGAGAGCATGGGGTGGCGCTTCTCGCCGCCTTGCGCGACATCGGACAAACTCACTTCGACCCATTGCTGGGTTCATCCCGGCTACGAACGGTGGCAGACCGAGGAGCTTCCCGCCCTGACCCTCGACTGGCTGCACGAGTGCATCCGGGAGCTGCTGACCGATGATGTGCAGTGGTGCGCTTTCGATTATGAGCTGGATCGACTCACGCACCCTTGGATCGCCAAGACATACGGGGAGAA